AGAGGACTTGAGGCATTTAACGGTAAGAGCAAAGATTTACCAAGAGCTCAAGAAAGAACTTATTTCGTTGCTTCCGGATCTTAGTAATTTTAATTCTGCCCTCCTCCGTTGGAAAAAATCAATAAAAAATACCGATACAATAAAAGGGGAGCAAATAAAGGAATGGTTGATTGAACCAAACCAGGGTGTTACCTGGGAATCATATGTCAAAAAGTGGATATATGATTTAATGATTCATGGCGCGGCGTCTACTTATAAACAATCATTCGATGGATTGCTTGAGAACTTTGATACTCTTTTAGGTGGTAGCGTATACCGATTGAAAAATCCTTATTTCTCTGGTATGGAAGGGTATATCCAAGCTGTTTATGGTTATGAACCACAGATATTTTATTCTGATGAAATCAGCTATTCAGAATATCTTCCAACATCAATACAAAATCAACCTATGATTCCCCTGGAGGCTTTAATTAATAAAATTGCTGAATCACTATTCTTTGATGATTACATGGCTTCCCGTGCAGACGGCACCAGACCCCCGGAGAAGGCCGTTGTGGTAACTAATAATAATAACCCCTTCGGTAGCTTTGATGATGATAACAACGATGTTCCCCTGCCTCCTGAGGAGCAAAAAAGGATAGAGGACAAGTTCAATGAGCCAATAAAGGAAGGTGTTGTTGTATTCTCTGGTAACCAGGCAACTGTTCTTGATTTGTCAAAATCTGATACAATGGGAGTCCAGAACGAACGGCAAAAAGATATCCGGGAAGAGGTCGCCTTGGTATTTAATATGTCAAATATGGAAGTCAATCTTACCGGCAGTGATGGAACTTCAGGGCGGTCCACATCAGATGCACAATCAGAGATTGAACAGGGAAAAGGTACTTCTCCAATAGTAAAACAATTAGAGAATTCAGTAACAAGAGATCTCATCACTTCCAGATATGGCTATGGTTATAAAATTGAGGTTGAGAAGCAGAAGAATGATAGAGAAGAAAAAGAGCTTGATCGTATTATGCTTGAGACCGGGGAAATGACAAAGAACGATATCCGAGAGAAGTATAATAAAAGTACGTTCGGTGAGGAGTATGATAAACCGGAAAGCGCCCAAGGTATGGGAGAAGGTGAGATAAATCCAATGTTTACAAAGCAGGTAGAATAATATAAAGGACGGTAATAAAATGGCACATGTGACTGAAAAAGATATTGAAAACAGATTTACTTATCATCCGCCCAAAAATAGTGACCAAACAGATAAATATAATGAACTGAGAGCAATGGGGAAAAGTTTAGCATTAAATATTGGTGTAATGTGCCCGGATTCAAGAGAAAAATCTATTGCCATTACAAAGCTTGAGGAGTGTATAATGTGGGCAAATGCTTCTATAGCGAGAAATGAATAATGGCAGAAGAAACCACCTTCGGTAAAATATCCCAGGATGAGTTCGGGAAAATAATCAGTCCCTTTAAACTTGATATGGTTGCAGTTTTCAAGATGATTGAAGAGGATGTTCAAAAGACAGTTTCCAAAGGTCTGGAAGAGGGGTTGACTCCGGATGAAATAATCAAAGAGGTTGAAAAGATTTTATGAATGGATATCCGGAAGGGTTTGCTATTAAGTTGAAGTTTGGCTATAAGATTAAATCATGGTTTAGAAAAAATATATTACGTAAACAGCCTGATTTTTCATCTAAAACAGGAACTGTGAAAATAAGGTATGTAGCTCTTGTTAGTGATTGGTTTGATGGTATACCACTTTCTGTTAAAAATCAAATAATAATAGATTATATATGGATGGTTGAATAATAATATGAATGGATGGAAAATAATATGGAAAGTCTTTACCTCCGGGGTTAAGATTAAATATAAATATTATCTCCTTTGGATTAATAAAAACATATTTAGAGTAAAGTATGCATCCCCTGAAGAATTCCAAAAGCAATGTAAGAGCATGACTAAAAATGAATTGATTGCTGATATAGTTGTGACTGCTTCAAAGATAAATAAGGCTGATACTGTAATTCCTTGTGGTTTTAAAAAGGAACTCCGGGGCCACTCCAAGAAGAATTTAATCAGAACCTTAGTATATTTAAAATTATCAAATCAATTAAGGTGAGGGTGTTATGATAGAAGTTAAATTTAAGTTTTCAATAGATGATGTTGTTGTTTCTGTCCTTGGGGATCATGGTGTTGTTTCTAATTTAATGTTAGATGAGGATAAAAAACAACATGTATTTATAAAGATTCTCGGTGGTAGGGGTATTTGGTTTAGGGAAGATCAGTTGGAAATCAAAAAGTGAGGATACCATGGATAAACAAGAATATATTTTAAAAAAAGCCGAGAATGTTGATAAGGTAATTAACAATCTAAACCTGGTAATCCGTAAAGCCGAAAACGATAATATGATTAAGGCTTATGAGTATGAGTTGTCAGAAGTAATTCCGGTTGTGAAGAGTGTTTGTAAAAACATTGATGATACTGGTATCAGTGTTTTCTCTTATGTCTTTTCTAAATGCATGAATGATGGGAATGATATTGCAAAGAGTTTTGACGTTGCAAAGAGCTTAACAATTAAGTCCTGGGACTCAAGCAAGATAGAGGTATTGAAAACTGTTGAAAGTATATTGAAAGATATCATGTCACTTAAGAAGGGAGAGCTAATTGGTGATGGGGCTGACGAAGAGGGCTCACTTGGAGAACCGGATGAGACTGATGATAGTGAGGTTGTTCCGGGCGGGGCTGATGATGAGGATTCTTTTGATGTTAAAAAGAGTATAGAGTGGAGTGATGGGTCAGTTACAAAACAACTGGTTCCCCAGGATAAGTAAATGGCTAAAGTACATCTTGATAGAATATCAAAGAGATATGGGACCGAAGGCTGGGAGGGTAAAAACTACCAGGCATTGATGAAGATTATTATTGCTGAAAATACTCAGTCTATCACGAACAAGGTTGCCAAGATAAATCGTTCCGGATGGAACTCCGCATTAAAAAAGATAACTAAAAAAGAAAAGAGATTTATCATTCCTGATATAAAGGATGTTCTTCCTAAACAATCAGTGTTTATTCGAAAGGGTGCCCAGCAGGGAAAGATTTTAACTGATGAACTCCGGACCAGGTTAAAAAAAGATTTAAGAAAAACTCTTAATCAATTTACTCCAAAGACCGGTGAAGCAAAGTTTATAAGAAGAAGGGGAACAAAGGCCGGGACAACAAACGAAAAGCTGATAGGTCAGTTTGAGAAAAGTATTTCCAGTACATTCAAATCATATACGAAGAAAGATCCAAAGTATGGTATGCCAACAAATATACATTCAATTGCTGTTACGGAAATGAGATCATCAATCAATACTATTAAAAGCCAGTATATGGCAAAGATGCTTGATGACAATCCTGATTTGATAGTCCATAAAAACTGGATACAGAATAGGCATTTGTCAAAGGTTCCCAGGATAGGGCACGGTATTGTAGCAAAGAGAAAACCTATACCTCTTAATAGTTTTTATAATGTCCCATCTTATAAAAAGGTTGGTGGACGTTGGGTTAGGGCTGGTTCCGATAATATGCTTCATCCTCATGATCCTGATGCCCCTGCAGACCAAACAGTAAGCTGTTCGTGTGAAGAGGAGTATGTTGTAAGATGGAAAAAAACAAGGAAAAAGAAATGAGAAATACTAATATCGATGGGCGCGCTAAAAAAACAATTGACAATTCTGAAAAGCATGACTATATTGATGATATTAAAAAATCAGCCGTTAATTTATCAAGGTCTTATACCGGCCCAATACAGATTCAAATAAATGTTAAGAATGATATCAATCAAGTAAAGATTAGCATTACAGAAGTAAACATCTAACATAAAAACCAGATTACCTACACAAACTGAAATGGCCTGGTTCTCTAAAGGAAATTATATGAGAACTGATCAGGTCAACAAAACTAAAATATCTTTCCACTTCCATCCTTATCAATTCGATCAAAAAAATCATACAGTCGAGAAAGCAGATAGCTCCGGAAAACAGCGGCGTTATGTTACCGGTATATCATCCGGGCTGAAGCTTGATCAACACCAGGAAAGAATGACAGATAAATGTATCAAGTCATTTATGGAACAGGCCAATAGTGGAGACGTTCTTTTATATCCGGACCTCCATGGAATCAAACCAAGTGAAGATATAGGTATTCTCGAAAAAGCAGAATTAACACCAACTCATGATTGGTTCACTGAGTACAGGCTTTATGATGAAAGTGATGGTATCGGAACAAATAAAGCTGAAACAATCAATACTCTTTGGAAGCAAATAAACGGCCTTCCTCCTTACCAAAAACCAAGACAAAAGGGATTTTCGATTGAAGGGTATATTCCTGATGATGAGTTGCTTTCGTTTGAAGCTGATGCAGCTGGTAATATCGGAAAACGTGTTATCAATGATGTCCAGCTCGACGGTGTTCTGTTGGTAAATAGGCCCGCATACGCAGATAGTATTGCAACTGCAGTATATAAAGCTCTCGGTGAATTGATGCCTGAGAGAGTTGATAATATACGAAAGAGCATGCAAACAGCTTTAAGAGATAGAGTCCGTCAGGATGAAATCCGTGATTCATATTATCGGAAAAAATGGGACATCCAGGACGCAATGGAATCTGAAGTTGAAAGATTGATGAAAAATACAGATCCCAACAAACGAGAAAAACTGGAAATATTATTCAGTGAACATGGTAGTCTTATGATTGAACTTATAATGAATTCTGAATCTCTTTTTCTACCGGAAGAAGATGAGGGTCAGGATGTTTTAAGTCCGTATGGTTCTACTGCTCCAGTGATTGGTAAGGGTTCAAGATTGGACGTTTATAAGTCACTGGTTGTAGAGCTAAAAAAATATTCTACACTCTTAAAAGGAGAGATTCGATGAACGACAAGGAAAAGAAAGTACTCAAAGCATTAAAGGTCAAAGAGGCTGCTGAAAAAGCTGAAAAGGCTGCAGCAGTAACGAAGGCAAGTGAAGTTAAAAAAATGATGTCACCTGAAGAGCAAACCATATTGGGTAATATTCAATCATTAATTGGTGAATTACTCGTTCCGGTTGCCGGTGGTGATGATGCTGCAATGATGCAAGCAGCGAAGCAGGAAAAAGAAGAAACCGATGATTATCCAATGGATGAGATCGAGAAAGCTGAAGATGATGAAGACGTAGCAGCAGTTGATAAGGGTCTTGAAAACACTGCATCAGATTCTGCCACTGCATCAGATCCAAATGAAGCCAGGATTGAAGAAACTCAGACTGAGCTTACTGAAGAAAGTGTTAATGAAGTGGCCAAAACTCTCATGAAGGTTTTTGAACATTTCGGAAAATCAGATAAGCCTGTTGCTAAAACAGAGCTTGGTCAATTGGTTGATGCTATCAATGGCATGGTCCAGGTTCAGAAAGGACAAAGTGAAAAGGTATTGGGAATTGAAACAGCACTTTCTCATATCATCGAGGGTTCTGGTATTGCTGAGCAAATGGGTATTACTAAATCAGTAGAAGAGAAGAAGCCAGTTGTCACTCATAATAACGAAGTTGTTGCTAAAGCAATAGCTGATGTTCTCGGGAGTGCTATCGGTAATAAAACTCAAGCGCCTGTTGATAATTCCATGAATTCAAATTCAAGTATTATAAGAAAAACTCTGAGAAGTCCGGGTTTTCTTCACGCTGCAATTGCAAACAAAACTTAAGTTGTAAAGTAAAAAGACTAAAGGAGTATAATAGATGAAGACAAATTTAATTCCAATGTTTAACAGACATGCGAGTAAAAATAAAGATCTCATTGCAAAGGCGTTAACCTCTGCAGCCGGTGTCGGTGGTGCTTTGATACCTGAGAATTTAGAGGAGCAGATAACTGATACTATAATCAGGATGTCTCCTGAGCTCGCACTTGTTGAACCAAAAAAGATTGCCGGTGATGTGCATAAGTTTAATCGCATCACAGCACGGCCGGCACGCGGTGGTGGTATGGGAGAAGCAGCAACAACTCCTGTTAGCCAGTCAGCAACAACCAGGGCAAGTGTGGACCTTAAGATTGTTCGAAGAAAGGGCCAGGTTACAAACTTTCTTTCTGATACTTCTGAGGAATACATTGATGCGGCTGCCTATGAAATGGAAAACCATCTACAGGCTCATGTCCTGGATTTAATTTACTATATTCTGTATGGTAATAAAAATACCTGGACTCTTCAGAACTCGACTGTTGCACAGCCGGATATTGAGTTTTCCGGGTTGGATTTCTTTATTTCTACCAACCGGACAAACGAGGTTCTCGGTGGTGTGGTACCGACTGATTTAACATTCCTGGACAATATGATTGATAAATCAAACAGGAAAGGCGGGGCGCGTCATCGTAGAGCTTTTGGAATGTCTCCGGAGATGCTTTCAAAGGTTTCTAATCTGCTCACCAACGTTCGATTAAACCAGGGCTTAAGTGCCGGTGGTATGTCGCAGGTTGAAATTGGTGGAGGCTGGAGACTCAATGCTTATCGAGATATTCCGATAATTGAGACAACTGCAACATCACCGATTGAGCAGTTGACTTCTACTGTTACTCTTGCGCAGGAGTCAACTGGTGCCGGAGGATTATCTGATGATACTTATTATGTAAGAGTTGCACCTATCACTTATGAGGGAGAACAGGAAGCTGATGATGAGCAATCGGTTGTCCTTAATGCTGGTGGTGCTACTCAGAGAATCAGAATTAGTCTTGATGCTGCCCATACAACCGGGGGTGTTAGTTCTGCTCTTGGATACAAGGTTTATCTTGGAACAGTGTCAGGTTCACTTACACTGAACAAGATATTCTCGGCGTTTACTTATGATTCGCTTGGTGCCCCTACGGATGGAAATCTTGTGACAACTACTTATGGTTATCTTACAAGCACCACTCCCGGGAACGATGTTCCGGTACACATGCGAAATGATGTTCCTTTTCAGAAGACTGGTGATTACTGGCCAGAGGTTGTTTACCTTTGGGATCTCGATCCTATTCAGGGACTTGGTAAATTTCCTTATACCAATACAGCGGGTGACCAATACAATGGTCTTGTTACCACAAAACAACTTGCAGAAACTGATGATTGGATTCAGTTCTTGGTTAAGAGTTATCCGGCTATTGCAGATAGTTTCGAAGCCACCAGCTGTTGGCATCGGGGCCTGAGAGTTGGTTGATGGGTGTTATAACCCAAAAGGAGTATGAAGAAAGTAAACGGGATGTGTCTCCCCCTGTTGAAGTTGTTATTGAAACAATAGAGGAAGCACATCCCGAAGTTAAAAAATCTGTAGAATATTTTTTACTTCATCCTGAAGTTGAGATTGATGCACCGAAGAGCTTTGAACACAAGGTGATGATTGGTGAAGAGGAATATTTGATGAAGTGTGTTAGGAATGTTGTTACAACAAAAGAAAAGATTCTGGCAGATTTTTTATTAAGTAAAGAGTATATTTTAATCAGGAAATTGGAGGAATAAATATGGCTATAATAGATGATGTTTTAGCACAAGCCATAAATAACCTGTCCCCCGGACACCAGGTCCATAAGATAGGTACAAGATTACAACAGGCTTTAGCGGGTGAATTACCAGCAGGATCAGTTTCTACTGAAGAACTTGCAAATGATGCTGTAACCAGTGAAAAAATTCTTGATGGTGAAGTGGGTAGTGATGATATTGCTGTTAATGCTGTTACACTCTCAAAGATTGCTGCTGGTTTGTTGATTGGTATTGCATCGGATGAAGCAAAAACCACAGACAGAGATGAAAATATTGATGGATTAGCAAGTGCGATTGTATTAGCTAATGCATTAAAAGCAACAATGAATACTCATGCAGCAAATGCAACAGAGCATACGACTGCTGCAGATACGGTAAATTTTCCGGTAACTGAAGATGATTGTGATGATTTAGCTTCAATGTTAGCTTTGACTGGACTACTTCTCACAGCTTATGATGTACATGAGGATGATTCTGAATTAGGTGCAGCATGGGCCTATCATGAAGGGCAGGAAGGTGGAGACGCTTCGCCGACAAGTGCGGTAACACCAACTGATCTTAATGAAGCATTAACCAGACTTAATGATCTAAAAGCAAAATACAATACTCATGATGCGGATGCAAGTTCTCATTTTGCAGGAACCACTGCACAGGAGTCGGCAGCAGATGTCGCTTATGGTATAACGATTCTTGTAGTAGAAGCAGATGTACTTTCAGGTGATGTTATAGTATGGAGTATACTTGATAGTGGTACAGGAACAGTTGTTGGAGCTTCAGCGGTCGCGGCAGCAGGTGGTATTACTTTTGGTTTTGATGCCGAACCCCAGGGAGATTGTATTATTTCTTATGCAGTATTTCGTGCAGCACCGTAAATATTTTTCATTAAATCCTTACTCCTGTCCAGTTTTTACCTCCTCTGGGCGGGAGTTTTTGCTATTATAAATATTATACACAAGAGGTTACCAAAATGGCTGTTAAAGAAATGAACGTAGCGCCCACTAAAGAGGGTGGAGATGTTGGACTTAAAGCCTTTGAAGCAAAAGATGAATTAGCTGCACCCGGTAATGGTGAATCAATCCTTATTCCTGATGATGTTAAAACAATATCCGTAACAGTAGAGCCAACCGGAGCAACAGCAAAAGTCCAAACAACTACAAATAGTGTAGCAGAAGTTAAAGCCGGTACAGAGACCTGGGTTGATTGGGATTTGGGTGCTGTTGCAGTCGATACTAATGATACCGCGGACCCTGTTACAGCTATGAGACTTGTACAGATTGGTGCAGGTTCTTCGATTATGACAATGAGGGCACAATAATGAGTGTTTGGAAAAGAGGTCTCATTTGGTTAGTTAAAAATACAACTGATACAATTCTTACTGAGGTTGGTATCATAGATGGATATCATGATGTTCCTGCACAGGACGGATCTGATAATACTGTTATGCGTGATATTATTGGCAATAGAGATGATGACCACAATACAATTACGCTAATAGGTAGAGGTCACAAAATAGATGACCATTTACACAACACTGTATTTCTATATCCTGAATTAGCAGATGGAATTGTATTAACAAAAGCATCCGGAGTATGGGCAGCATATCCAACACCGACAGAAATAATTCCAGTGAATACGATAACAGATGATTTTGATTTACATTTTTTAAATGTTTCAGATATAAGTGCAAATGGAGAATATGCAATTTCAGTTTATAAGGGTGCTCCAGGTGCAGAAATTAGAATAGGAGTTTTTTCAGCTTCAAGGTCAGCCGTACAAAGTCAAGAAGGAACCCGTCCTATATTGTCAAAACTTGTTGGACCAAATGAAAGAATTAGTGCAGCGATATCAAGTCAAAATGCTGCATTAAATACACTGATTGTTAAAGCAGAAGGACATACATACTAAGGAGAAAAAGATGTTAAGAGATAAAATGAAAATAAAAGGTAAAGTTAAATTTACTGTCCGTACTAAAGATGGTAAGATAAAAAGATTCGAGCCTAAATGGTGGCAGAATGTTCTTAATCTTCGTGGGTCTTTGATGATAGTTGAGACAAATAATATCATCACTGATGAAGGTGATGCTCTTATAGCCGATCAAATGTCTGAAACTCCGGCAAGAACTAAAGTAGATAATACCAATGGATATATTGAAGTTGGAACAGGATTTACATCAGAGATTAAATCTAGAACTTCATGTACTACACCAACTGGTTCTCCAAAAGGAATGGAAGCAACATACCCGAAACAAAAAGGTGCATTTGGTGCAGCAGATGATAATGTTACTCAATATAGAGCTTTGTTTACAGCAGGACTTCTTAATGCAACTGTCGATGAAGCAGCATTAATGAATAATGCAGTTGCAGCATCTGGTGATTGTTTGGCATATGCAGAAATAAGTCCAGCTTTACCTATAGCAGTATCTGATACACTTCAAATTGATTGGGAAGTCACTTATATAGGATCATAATTATGGCAATAAAAAATGAACAGATAACCGAAGCGCGTCAGAAGATATCAAAATATCTATCTAACAACCGCATTGAAACAGAGGCGACAAAGCAGGATTTTGATGATGCGCTGGAAGGGCTTGACTCGTATCTTGATGATAATGCAGCCGCAATAAATCAGGCAATCCCAGAATCAGCAAGGGCAAAATTGAACGTGAACGAGAAAGCTATGATTTTGAAATATTTAGTTGATAAGCGAATGGAGGTTTAACAATGGCATCAGGGAATACACTACTAATATTTACACCCTTAATGAACGAGCCTCCGGCGTCAGTATTCGCAACATTTGATATACGGAACCAACACCCTGTTTTGGATTTCGATGACACGACAAATTGGAGTGCTATATTTTCAGCGGTCATGCCCCGGAATTATTCAGGTGGCGGATTAACTGTATATCTTCATTTTGCAATGTCGAGTGCCGTTGCCGGAGAGATTGATTGGGATGTTTCTTTTGAGAGAATTGGAGACCAGCAACAAGATATTGACTCAGACGGATTCGCAGCGGTTCAAAGTGTTGATAATATAACTGTTCCCGGTATAAGCGGGCTTGTTGATATTGTTTCTATCGCATTTACTAATGGTGCACAGATGGACAGTATTGCAGTTGGTGAAGGATTCAGAATTAAGGTTACAAGGGACGCGGTTAATGATGGGGCTGTCGGAGACGCGGAATTACTTTTTGTTGAGATAAAGGAAACGTAGAATGTCAAGATTGTTTGATAGAAGTATACCTCAGTATTTAATTACAGAAACCCCTGTCGTTACAATTCAAGGGATTACATTAGCATGTTTTTTCAATACCAATGATGTGACAGTTACCCAGACTATTATGGGGATGTCGAGAAATAGTACCGGTTTTGATGGATTCTGGTTAGTGCTCCGTGGAGCCGTTGGAGGTGATCCGTTATGGGCGCAGGAATTTAACGGTTCATCAGCAAACGCCGAAACAACCTCGGGCGTTTCGGTAAATACTTGGCATCACGGATGCGCGGTTTTTGCTGCTACTAATGACCGGAGAATTTATCTGGATGGAGGATCTAAAGGTACAGATTCAGCTAATAGGTCGGTTCCATCTGGGTTAGATAATACGACTGTAGGTTCACTAAAATATAATAATGGGACTGATGATGACGACCCATTTTCGGGGATGGTTGCCGAAGTTGGCATATGGAATGTCGCATTAACTGATACAGAAGTTTTAATGTTGAGTCTAGGTTACTCTCCATTGCTAATTAGACCACAAAATTTAGTTTTCTATGTTCCACTTGTTCGGGATAATGATAATGATTTAGTTGGTGGATTGAGTCTGACACCGACAAACGGCCCGACAGTGTCACCGCATCCGGCAATATTAAATCCATATACTCCGCATAATAATTTTTTTGTGACAGCTGGTGGTATAGCTTATCAAAAATCATTATCTGAATCTGTCGGAATTACCGACACACTGACAACATCAGCCGGATATGCAAAATCAATTTCTGATACCGCAGGAATCACAGACGCTTTATTAAAGGCAGTTGGTTACAAGAAGTCTATTATGGAATCTGTTAGTGTCACTGATTTAATATTGAAATCAGTTTCGTATGTAAAAAGTATTTTTGACAATGTTGGCATTACAGATTTAATATCAAAATCAGTTGGGTATATTGTCTCTCTCTCAAGCACGGTTGGAGTCACAGGTGTTATAAGCAGGTCAATCAGCTATATCAAAAGTATATCGGATAATGTTGGAATTACTGATTCTATTAACGCTTTCAAAATAATTCTGGTTACTATTTATGATACGGTTGGAGTTACAGATGTACTCAGCACTATTAAAACTATTGGTTTAAAAATACCGCGTGTTATTGGAACGATTACAAAATATTTTATTAATGCTGTAATGGAAAAATATAAAATAATAGGTACTGTTTCAAAATACATGGTTATGTCTGAAGGTGGTAACATGGAAATAAAAAAAGGAAACACAATGATTCTGGATTTTGCTTTAACAGATGGTGATGGAACTGTCATTACTACTCTGTCATCAGCACAAACTATTGTTTTCCAGCTGAAAGAAACAAAGACAGGTGCTGCTCTTATCGAAAAAGATTTAAGTGATGGTATCATTGTTGATCGGGATAAGCTTAATAATGTTTTGGTTGGAAGCATCCGGGTTGAAGCGCCTGCATCAGAGACTGACACCTTGACCGCGGACTCTGAGCTTTTCGTTGCTGTTGAGGTAACATGGGCGAATAATAACCAAGAAGTATATATCAAGGAAGACACTGTAACTATCGAGTCTTTTTCGATAGACCAGGACATAATACAATAGGTGGTATGTAATGGCTAATATACCGACAGCAACAAAGTGCCGTGAATATTTGGCAGGTTACGGTATAAATACAGAAGTCCTTTCGAGAGATTGGATTGATGATGAACGTGACACAAATGTGATCCCGTTCGTAGAGCATATGGTTGGTGCAAGTATTTCTACTGAAGAAACATTTGTTGAATACTTAAACGGGACCGGGAAAGATGTATTGTTTTTAAGCAGAAGGAATGTCAGTGAGATAACTGAGGTTAAGTTGGTAAGCGGTGGAGATATTGACGGAACCTTAAGCTTAAGCTCTATTGAGTTAATTGGTGACCTGGGAGAAATAAAAGCTATTGCCGGCCTCAGTGAATATTATTTTACGCGAAAATTCCCGCGGGGCCAGAAGAATATAAAAATTACGTATAAAGCCGGTGGTACTCTTGACGCTGATGTGGCAATGGCAATAAAAAAATTAACCTGTGTGACAATGCTTGATATGATTGAGGGTCAGACCGGTGGAGGGAATCTAGCAGTACAGGCTTATTCCAAGCAATACGGAGATATGGGAAAGTATACTAATATCAGAAAAAGATTATCAAAACAGGCAATGGCAATCTTGAACCGCAAGAAAACATCGGTGGTGGCATCATGACTATGCCTTGCTCAAGAGAGCATTATAGTTTCCAAACTAATCACGCGCTCGATGATGCAAAGTGTGTGATTGATGAAATTGGAATGCCAATTGTTTATTATTCCCGTGGAGAATCAAGCGTTCAAAGAGATAAATATGATTCTCTCAAAAGGAGAACTGTTGTAGATGGAATAAATATGTATGCTTATCCGGTAACTTATAATCCAATTGATAAAGATTTAAAAAAAGCTGGGCTTAGAGAAAAGGTTGATGTATTGATTTATACAGCAATGAGGGATTGGAATAATAACAATATAAATCCAGAGGTTGATATTAATGCAGCGAGAGCCAGTTTTAAAATAAGAGAAAGAACTTTTACAATAAAAGAATATGGATTGATTAGTCAGTTTCAGGATACATTCTTGTATGCAACATTTGGGTTGGTGAGAAGATGACAATGAAGATTAAAATGTCAAAGCGGTTTAGGGATATCGAAAAGAGGATTGATCGGATCCCCGCTTTCACTGATAATCTTTTTCATGCTATTACAAAACAACAGGTTGTTGATTTTATAAAAGATTTTCAAAGAAACATCGAAGGTAACAATCTTGATATTATGGCATTAAGTATGATGACTATAATGCAGAAAGAAAGTAAAGGATATACGAAAGCATCTACTCCCCTTTATGGTGCCGGGAAAACAGAAAAAAATAGTTATGTTAATATGTTCTTTATACAAAAGCTGAAGAATGGATGGAAGGCCCAGCCCCGGTGGGCAAAACATCATACTGCAGAATTGGAGTTAAGGAAGCTGCTGGATATACATGAGCACGGAGCAACGATTGTAAGGAAAGATGGAGTGATGATTAGAATACCACCGAGGCCGGTGGCTTTCTTGACATATAGAAATATATTGAATAAAACAAAAAAGAGTGACCGTTCTCAAAAAGTAAAAAGAGCAATCAATCAGTATATCCAGACCGGAACGGATGAATTGTTAAAAAAGATATTTGCGAATGAAAAGATTATTGGAAAGGAGTTTATGTCACAATGAATCTTGTAATAGATAATCTTGATTCAACTACAGGATGGTCAGAAAGTGGTGGTTCAACTTCTGTATATGGGTTGAATGACCACGGACAGTATATTGCTGGAGGTCTGTCAAAATCTCTTATATTTAATTTCAGTGGTCTTGATAGTTATGTTGAAAAGACTTATGATGATGTTGATATTTCAAATTATGAAGAGCTTGTTGTAAGCGTTTGGTCTCAACAGAAAAAAGGAACAGACTTTAAGCAAGTGAGTGATTTCTCATATAAGATTGAAATAGGTACCGGTAATATTTATTACCTCCCTGTATGGAGAACATTCCACCATATTGTTATTGATGTCAGTTCTATTTCAACACTTGATATGATAAAAATTACAGCGCTTCATGATGATTCAGATTATTTGGTAATGTCTTACATGGTGGTCGCAAAGGATGAGGTTCCTTTGGATTTATTTGATGGAATAAAATCAGGAATGGAAACTTTCCGTGATACTCTTGATACTTTTTTACTCGGTACAATGTCCGGTTCTGCAAATGATGAAACACTTACTCTGACAAATTTTAATTTCATAGATGACTATGCAGTTGTGCTTATTGATGATGGAAATAATGATGAGACACACCAGGTACGCAGGAACAAGGAAGGCGTTTATTTTATGACTGACCTGTATGATGGTAGCGCTTTGATTAATTCTTATACAAATGCAAGCGTATATCTTTTCTTCCCAATAGAAAATGGTGGCCGGGATACGCTTGAAGCAATTATACCTGGCATAACAATCTGGGGTTTTGAACCGGAAAACTTAAAAAGAGAATCAGAGCTTCAAAGTATATATGATACATTCACAGACCTCGGAGCCTCGGAACGTCAGGAAGGAATATATTTTAGACACCCGATCCTTTTAGATTGTGAGGCCCGGCAGTATGAAATAATGGCTCATTTAACAAAGATAGTCCGGCAGTTCATTGGTAGAAAAGTTGTATATATAAACGGAAGAAAGTTTCATCTTGAATTTAGCGGTGCTCCGGTTCTTCAGGAACCAACGGAGGCTTTTGATATAATACCAAAGATACAATATCCAGCGGTGCTGGAATTAAAGGAGGACGTATGGCAAAGGGCAAGTTTGGTAAAGACAACGACAATCAACACGTCGGTAACAATCCAGTAAATTTTGAGCAATCAAGTGATGGACCGGATGTACCTGGTGAAAATAATGATCCGGATGTTCCGGGGAAAAAAGATACTGTGATTCTTGTGTTCAAGCAGAACAGAAAAAAAGAATTGCATATTGGAAGAGACGTTTATACTTTCTGGGGTGCATCAAGTTTGACGGTTCCCCGGAGTGTTGTTGAGCATTCTGATTTTAAAAATCATAGAAGAGAATTTTTAGTGAAGGAGGTCAAGTAATATGCCAACCAATTTAAGACAATTAGGTGTATACGGGCAGAGCCTACCTACAAAGAAATCAAAAACCGTCAGGGCTGCTGATTTTAATATCGGTGGAATTGTTGGTCTGTTCGGAAGAAGATATAAAGCTCCCTTGGTGTGTCAGAACATATCTCAGTTCCAGGAGAAGTTTGGCTCTCATGAAATATCATCCTGGTACGGATGGGACGGAGTTAAGGGTTTCTTTGATAATGTTGCTGATGTTTCCGCAGAACTCTATGTGGTCGGTCATGTCGGGTATGACGGCGCTGCATTTGATGGTGTTGCTGCAACTGCTACACTTATTGATGCTCTTGGAGCAGATACATTAAAGATTGATTCCGCATATGAAGAGGAGCTTGATTATTCAGCCTGGGGAAACAGAACTGGATATACGATAACCAATGGAGTTCGTTTTGCAACTGCAGTACTGACAGCAACTACAAAAGATGATCTTTTTATTTATGTTGATAGTGTCGCAGGAATGGTTGTTGGTGATATGGTTAAGGTTGTTGCAGTAGGTGGTGGTGGTGCAACTGTTTATAAAGAAATAACAGCAATTGATGAATCTGCCGGAAAGGTTAGTTTCTTGGCAGCTTTTGATGGGGCTGCAAATCCGGAGGTTGATGATGTTGTTACTATCCCCGGTTTCAGACTCCGAACATATAGAAAGTCAATCAATGGTGTTGAGACTGAAGTTGATGAACAACTTGGAAAGGTCTGGTGTACGATGCAAGATTCTGTTTCAGATTTCTTTGTTGAGAATGTATTTTCATCTTCAAAGTTTCTTTTGGCTACAGACCTCGATGTTGTAAGCGCATTGGGTAGCCAGTTTCCGGCTGATGTTACAACGGTAGCTTATCTTGCGACCGGTGCAAACGGTACAGCTCCAACGAGTGTTGCACATTGGTCTCAATCTCTACTTGCTTTTAATGATATGCCAATAAGGTTTCTTGCGAATCCTGAGACAACAACTGTTGATGTCCAGAAGGCAATTGAAACTTATTCAAGGAGCAGGACCAGCGGGGATTATCCAAAGGTTATTTATAATGTTGCTGAGAATCAAACTAAGTCACAGTATATAACGATTGGTAATAATTATCAAAGGTCTGATGATGTTGCCGGCGTAATCAATGCAGACTGGCTGAAGATAACGGATCCCTTCTCAACTTCAACTATTGCCCCGGACCGTCATATTCCAAATGTTGGTCATATCATGGGTGCCTGGATAAGGTCTATTGAAAAGCTTGGAATTCATTTCATCCCTGCAGTCAGAGAGATGCCAATATTTGGTGTTAATGATATTGTTAGAACTACTGTCTGGTCTGATGTAGATAGAACAGACCTTGCAGAGTCAGGAATCAATATAATTGATTTTATAAATGGCGCCGGGTTGCTGATAAGAAACTTCTTTACTCCATCAACAACGCAGGAATTCCAGTTTGCTAATGGTATATTGATGAGGGATTTTATCAAGGTTAGTTCTGTGGGATCCCTCCAGACTTCAGAGAATACACCAAATAGTTTTACCAGGATTAAAGAAGACAAAATGGCAGTACTTAATTTCTATTTAAATCTTTGGCAAAGAGGAAGTACTGGAACTGTTACCGAGGGAGAAACATTTGGACAATCAATTAATACCGATGGTTCAAAAACAACATGGGAGGATCACATTGAGGTACAAGCTGACTTAATTAATAATCCTCAGTCGGGTATTAACGCAGGAGAAAGGAATGTTGATTCCTGGTTCTCCTACCCGGCGCCAACTGGTTCGATCCGTATTGGTGTCGGTCTTCTATTGCGTAGTTAAAAAAGCGTTGAAGTATTTGTTTTGCTAATGTAAAAAAGAAATATGAAAAGTAAATCACAAATCTAATAAAGAATTTAAAATCTTGCAAAATACTTTAGCAGGATGAGGAGACTATTATCCAACCAAATGATATGGCCGAAAAGGTAAAGATATACATCGACGGTGAAGAAATTCTTGGTTTAGTCTGGAAGGGTGAACGAGTACTCGAGTCTGGAACTATTGAGGTTCCTGAGTTCAGACGAACAAGAATTATTCAGAACGGAATAACAAAAATTCCCATGCAAGAAATGAGATATAAGATTGCGAGGGGAACAAGTACAGATAAGTTTTTTCGTGACTGGAAACAAAATGATGAAATTAAGGATGTCGTTGTTGTTTATACTGATGCTCATGGTGATGAGTTTGCGCGGGATATGATGCCACAGTGTGAATGTATTAAGCTTGGAAAACCGGAGGTTGATTTGGCTACTCCGACCTTTGCACAAATAGCAGTCACCTTACTTCCCTGGGATATTATCCCGTTGGATGGTGAATAGTTTATGAGATTACCAATTCCTATATTCGCAAAGTCTGGAAAGGTTTATACTGATGTTGATATAATTAAACCGAAGGGATCGGTTATAGCTGATACCAGGAAGATTATTGATACTGATGATGTCTTCACAGCTATGAAAGTATTTCTGTCTGGTTGTATAACGTCAGTATATAATGATGAAGATCTGGTTGAAGACAAGGTTGGTGTGAAGGGTCTCGCTGGGTTGTTGCCATATCGGTCTGCTGAATATGTTATGATTCAGATAATGATTCTTCTCGATCCGGAAAATGATTATGTTGAGGGTATTTATAAATGCCCCCGGTGTGGTAACCGTATAATCTCTGAATTATCTGGCAGTGAGGAAGACGAGATTGACACCAGGGATTTAATTTCAAGTCTTGAGTGTAATTTTATGGATGATATCCAGGAGCATTTTGCAATCACGCTTAATGAACCGGTGTCAATTATAAATAAGGCCACCAAGGAAGTCCTTGAAGAAGTAGAAAGTGTAAAGATTGGTTATTCAACTATTCAGGATTGCATTGTAGCATCAAGACAGTACAGCCAGCGGGATCAAGTTCGTCTTCAGTTCGCAACATATGTTGAATCATTATCTGCTGTGAACGGAAATGATGTTGATAAGAAATATAGGTTCGCATTTGGGATGATTATATTTGAAAATATCAAAGATGTTCTCAATGATATTGGGCAGCTTAATAGAGAAGCATCAAAGTTTGGAATCAACCCTGCCATTAAAAAAATATGTAACAAGTGTGATAAGGAATTTAAAGCTCACATTAATATGTCAAGTTTTTTCGTGTCGGGTCTCGACTTATAGGCGTTAAGCCGAGACAAGATTGGTTGTGGCTAGCTGATGGTTTTGCTGTAAAGGATGAAGTCATTAATGATGTTTATATTGAGGACTTCAATAACAGGATGTATATTTCAGGGTGTGTTCTTATTTGTCGAGAAACAAGCGGAGGATTCAATAAAGAGTATATTGATACACTCCCTTTCGATGAATACCTTGAGCTTAATAAGATTTGTGCAAAGCTTCAGGAGAGAGCAACAGAGGACAATCCTGAGTAGGATATATAGTTTCTAGTGAACGAGAGCCGTGGCACCAAAGCCTGACAAGCTGAAGGCGATACAAGCAGTACCCAGGGGGCAATATGGACGATCTAGTCTTTACATTCAACGCAGTTCCTTTCTTGACTGGTATCGATAAAATAGCAAAAGGTTTCAGTCTTTTAAAGTCTGCTGCTTCCGGGTTTTTTGAGGGAGCAAAAAAGGGGTGGAATACGTTTTTCCAAAAAACAAAAAAAGGCGCTGAGGAGACACAGAAGGCAGTCCAAAAGGGATTTGGTGATAATGCTAACAATATAGTGGGAGCGCTTACTAAGCGCCTTGGTATGTTGGCCGGGGGGTTCTTCGCTCTCCGGAAGGTTATGAGTGCTATCCCGGAGATTGGAAGATCGTTCAAGATTGCTGGTGATATAATAATGAGAAATTTGTTGTGGCCCCTTCGAAAATTATTGATGCCAATGTTACAGAAGATGCTTGATTGGGTCCGGGACCACAGAGCTATGTTTGTCCGGTGGGGTGTCCATATAGCAAACGCTTTCCGTATAGTTGTGAATATCGTAAAGGGTATGATTAGTCTTGTCCGGAGATTTGTCCAAAGTTTTATAAATCGGTTTGAAGCTATATTTGGAAAAGTCACAAAGAGAATGGGTGATATCGTAAATATAATGATGTTTAAAATAACTGTCGTTACCGAATTCCTTCTTCAGTTGTTTGGACCTGTTTTTGAAAAGTTGGGATCACTATTTGCTACTGCCTTGGCTAACGCAAAAAGTTTTTTTGATGGAATGATTGAGGGGATTGGTGATGTCGGTCCTGATTTGGCAGATATGATGGAGACGTTGGAGAGATTCCTGGATGTATTTATTACATCTGATAAATCAGCAAAATCTTTACTTTCAACACTAAAACAGATAGGTTATTTTGTGGGTACTACATTAAGCGTCACATTTAAATTATTTGCCCAGGGAATAGACACTATCGTGACAACAATAGAAGGTCTTGTTCAGGCTGTCGTTATGTTGCAGGGCGTGTATGCTGGTCTGACACCTAAACAGCTGAAAAAACAAAGTGACAAATTCCGTGATATATGGGAGGGGTTCGCTAACAGGACATTGGAGCGTAGAGATGTTATTTCAGAAGCAATTAGTCCGTCTGCTCCACCAAAAGATACATCCCCTAAGGTTGAGATTAAAAGCAATATCAATGTTAATGTTACAGAGGGAAATGCAAAGAAAGCTGGTGAGAGTTTTGCAGATGGTGTAAATGACACGTTGTATAAAAAAATGAATCAATCAATAAATGATTCTAATCTTGGAGTGGCGACAAAATAATGGGTTTAAAAGATCTATCAATTCCGAAATTCGCTTATCATCTTCCTTGGTTTATGTTTGATATTGATAATGTTCAATTGATTACAACCGGCTCTGACATAATTCCGAGCGATATAAAAGATACAAAAGAAATCGTTTTAACAGAGGTTCCTATTCCCGGATTGAATTTTTCTCCTATCCTTCCGGGTGGGGCAGGGAACAGAAAGATATCTTTCACTATCCCGTTAATAAAAAGAAATAATACTGTCGGAAATGTTTTGATATTAAAGCAATTCGAGAACCTAAGAAACAACGCTGTTGGTCTTACTGGTTTATTTTCTGAGCAATTTGATACTACACCAAGAGTTCTTTATTCCTGGGGGATTGGTTCTGTTCCTTTGGTGTTTTGGGTTAAAAAGTGTGACGCCACTCACAAGCAGGGGTGGACAAATGAGATGGGGTTTCCCCAGTATTCAGAATTAGATATTGAATTATGGCTTGATGAAACTAATCTATTATACAAAGCTGAAGAAGTTTTTAGGAAGCTTGCAAGTCTTGCTGGCATGGTTTACGGGGCATATGGGATTGTAAAATCAACAGAGGGCAAAAGGGTATATTAATGAGATCACAAAGATTAGATTCTTCTTTAACGATAAGACAATTATTAATTATAATTGGAAAATATGAAATGCCTATTATTGATGAGAAAAAGATAAAACTTAAGAATGGGGTAATAGTAAAAAGATGAGATACTTTGACGTTGATACAATCTCTTTTGAAACTGATGTTGGTGATAAAGTTGCTATCAAAGATATGAGAGAATATCCGGAATATACAACAGCAAAAAAAATTAAGATTCGTGCAGATGACAGGCCTGATGAAATAGCAACAAGAAATGATGTCTTTGGTGATGACGCTGAAGGTGATACATATAAAATAATTGATCATAATATTGCAGATTTATTTGATGCCTGTTTTGACCTCTCTAAGTTAAAGCAGTTGAGGATTCCAATAAGATGATCGGACTTAATAATGCAGACAGCAGTTTTTTTAATATTTTCAGTCCTGATGTACCTTTGGATTATAATGTACTTAGTGACGATATAGTTAATTTTTCAATTACCGAAGAGATTGGAAAAACTATGTCTGGTAATTTAACACTTTATGATCCGAACTCGGTTTATTCCAGGTTGTTAAGAACTGGTATAAGGTTGTGGATTAGTTGGGGCTATAAAGATGTTGATGATAATCTAAGAACATTATTGGCATTTAACGAAAACCCGCTGGAGGTCTCTGGTGTCCTTGCAAGAACAAATGTATTTGCATATATAATGAGTCCTTCAGGTGGAGGAGACGATAAAGGATATACGTATTATAATTGTAGTTTTTACGGCACCGAGTATTCAGGAACAAAAATCAGGAAAGTTTATTCTGTAGGAACAAAGGCTTCTATTGTCTCCGAGGTGTTCGGCCAGATGGGTGTTAGATTGTTCGAAATAAATTTTAGAAGAGGGAATGAAACAATCAACCGTGATACTCAGATTACACAATACGGAACAAACTTTAAATTTTTACAGAAATATGCAAGAGAATGGAGGTGTATATTCCGGATAGGTCAGAACTCAGCTGGATTGTTATATGGAATGTTTGTGGACCATGATAAATTTGTTTTGTCTCAATTCCAAAAAATTGTTTCCGGCTCAGCTTTCGGAAATAGTATACATCTTAATTACAAATTTGGAGTTGCTAATGTAAAATCATATACCTGGAAGAATCACGCCGGGGAGGGTGGATCGGGAGACCATGTAAAGTTGGTAATGATTAATGGGAAAACTACATTTATCAGATATATAGCAGAGAGGGAAACCGTAAGAGCTTATATATTTAGGCCTGAAAAGATTACTTCTGAATTAAGAAGAACAAATCAAGCAGGCGGATTAAAAAGTATGAATGATTATGCAAAATGGGCACTTAATGTCACAGATTTTCAAAGTTTGGTTGGGCCAGATAATTATTTTGTTCCATATACAGAAAGCACCGCTCCACAGGGGCTTGGCTATTCGGTTTCATTAAATCTTTTGGGGAATCCAATGATTACATCCCCGATGGAAGTAAAATTTGGAAGAGGGTTCCCTGATAATTTTAATTCAAAGCAATTCAAAATGTTCTTGAGAAAAGTTACACATAGTATCGATAGAAACGGGTATGCAATACAGGCTGACGCTATGGATACTCTAACTTATACAGGGGGAAGTTTTATATAATGGATGGTCCACTCGATAGGGATGTATATAATCTGATTGCAGAAATTATTAAAGAAGAAACAACGTTTCTGAGACACTATCTTGCCTTGGTTGTTAATAATGTTGACCCCATAAAAAAGGGCCGGGTGTTGGTTCTTATCCCGGAGCTTGGTTTTGATACTCCTGACGCTGGAATGTGGAGTTTCCCGAGACAAAGCAGTTCAATGATTGTTCCAGAAGTAAATGATTATGTAGAAATATATTTTATGGCAGGGGATCCGAACCGACCTGTTTTTATATACCCTGCAACAGAAATGGCTGATATGGTCCCGGTTGCTTATGATGGTCTTCCGGGTACAAAGGTCGTTTTCCAAAGTAAAAAAACAGGATATAGTATTATCTATAATGATTTATTAGCACAACTTATTTTTAATAAAGGAACAGAACCTTTTGTTTTAGGAAATTTACTTTTGACATTCTTGAATAACTTAGTAACGAATATCAATATTAATTATATAGCAATACAAACGTCTATAAATTCTATACCTGCACCAACTCCTTATGTGCCAGTTAATGCAACAGCACCATCAGGGAGTGAGGTGTCAAAGGAGATATTTGGAAAATGAGCACTCCATCACAATTAGGAAGTTGGGATTTATTTTTTAACTATGGCAAAAATTCATTGGATCTTGAAAATGAATCTGATGCAATGATGATACTGGTCCAGGGCAACCGGACATTGTTTTATAATAATCTGGAATCAGGTGGAGTCTCTGGATCTGAAAATCATCCAAATGTAGTCAGTCTCCAGGTCTCATTGAGGTATGGTATAGCAAGTGCATTTGCATTTAGAAATAGAATGGTTGTCGATGGTAGCAATGGAAATAAAGATAGAAGATTGGCAGTTAGTCAGAATTCCATAAATTTTATTTCTAACAGAAATGGTGAATTAGATGTTGCTGTTTTGTATATCCCGTATTTTAATTATGATGCATATAAAACAATAAATCCGTCAGTACCAGGAGTAGTGTAATGGCAACTAACCCGATTAAATATATAAGCCGAACTTTCACGACAATAATGAATGACATAAATTCAGATAGTGATCTCATTGATACTCCTAACTGGTGGAAAAGAATATGGGCCGGTGTTGGTGATGTCCTTTCAATGATTATAAACGCTGTTGCAAATCAAAGTTTTCTGAGAACTTCATTTACCAGGCAAGCTGTAATTGATTTGTGCGAATTAATTGATTATGATTTAAGTTCTGTTTCAACTTCTTCCGGAACATTGATTTTTTATTTGGATGGTTCAACAGCGTTCCCACTGGTTGTTGCAAAAGCAGATCTTGCAGCACAGAATGAGGGAAGTGTCACTGTTGCACAAAGAAGATTTGAAGGAAGAGCAAGCGCATCCATAACGGCAGTAAATGAAACGTTCACGGTAAGCGCTGGAGATGACTGGCTGATTGTCGCGAGAGTTTACCTGACAGGAGAAAAGGTTAGATTCACTACAACAAATACACTCCCGGCTCCTCTTGCAATTAACACAGACTACTATGTTATCTATGTAGATGACACGCATATCAGGTTGGCAACAAGTTTGTCAGATGCATATGCAGGAACTTATATCAATATCACAACTACAGGTGTTGGTGTTCATACTATCCATCTTTATTCTTCCCAGGTTACAGCATATCAACAAGAGTCTTTATCCAATTCTATAATAATTGGTGAGTCTGATGGTGTTACAACATGGCAAGAGTTCGAACTTCCAGATTTAAAGATATTGTCAGATACAATTGAGTTAACAATAAATAGTGATTCATGGACCTTGGTAACTACTTTTGTTAATTCGTCATCAACTGATAAACATTTCAAGCTTATTTACCTGGAAAATGGGAAAGCAAAAATAGGATTTGGAAATGGAGTTTATGGCGCGATTCCCGGGGCGTTTGATATCTTTGCAGATTATAGTTATGGCGGTGGACTTAATAGTAATATTTCTACTTTAGATAAAATAAATATTTATGCTGGAAGTGATTCAAATGTTGAAGGCGTAAGCAATGCAACAACTTTTACTGGTGGTGATGATGAGGAAAATATTGAGAGCGCAAAGAAGTTGGGACCATTGCTTTTAAAGGCAAGAGACCGGGCTGTTACGACTGAAGATTTTGAAGCATTGTCGGAGTCGTTTAGTGGAGTTTCACAGGCAAAGGCAAATAAAAATGTTTACGGTTTATTGTCTGTCCAGATTGTAATTGTACCCAGTGGTGGGGGGGCACCATCCGCATCTTTGAAAAGTTCTCTTGATACTTATCTTACTGAAAGAACTTTGTTATCAGATCCGGACGGAGATTCCGCAATAAATGTTGTAGTCGATGATCCCACATATGTCACTGCAAATGTTACCAGCGCAATGAAGATGTTATCCGGATATGATTTTGCAGATGTCCTTCCGTTCTATCGGTTATGTGTTCGGTTGTTATTCTCTGAATACACAAAAGAATTAGTTGGGTTATATAATTCAAGTGGAATTGAAGCGGCCGTTGTTGCTATCAATACAAAGTGGAGTGATACATTCACATCAAATGATTATGCACAGATACAAACATTTTTAACTGAGATGGATGAAAGAAATCTCATTCCGGAATTTGGCCAAACATATCAGGACACTGAGACACTTGGTTTTATCAATATGTTTGTTGAGGGCTGTGATTATTTGACCTGGGCGCTTCCTGTTTTCCCGATAGCTCTTGATGATGATGAGATTAGCACAGATGGAACAACGACTTTAACTGAAATAGCTTAGGGGTTTACAGATGGGTTTATTGCCAATACCGTTTAGAGATTATGTTCCGAAATTATTACAAGATCAGATAGATAGTACTGCTTCTGGGACTGCTCTTGTAACAAAAGCAGATACGCATATTCTTGAGTGGAAATCTGATATACTCGAAATGTTTTTCTTTAAGCTTGCAGAAAGATGTCCGACTAAGTTTCTAAATGAGCTTGGTGATTTTATTTCAGCCGGACTTAATTCTTTTGATACGGATAGTGAAAAAAGGATTAAAATTCAAAGCGCTGTCCAAAGGCATAAAACGAGAAGTACCTGGAAGAAGGACGCCAAGATTATAGTTGATGGTGTCGCGGGTGGTGACTCTTCTATTGTCCCTGCATATTTTGAAGCTGAGTGGATCTTGTGGGGGCAGCAGGTTGGTGATCCCGCGGACTATACAACAACGTTTGGTGATGATAATGTTGATGATGAGCTTGGTATTGATTTAATCGGAACTTTTGATGAAAATAATATTCCTGGAATTGTCTGGATTGATGTTGATAATGATTCATTGACCGCAGACGAAGTTAATAGAATAGTTGTAAGCATGGAAGATGATGTTGCCCCCGCGTATTTTATAGTTGTTCTCGGGTACATTCATGGAGTGACAGGATTTTTTACACCGTATGCTAACGGAACAATGGGATAGGAGAATATAATGATAAGCAAACACCACAATAATGAATTTGATGCGGTATCACCTAATGGTGTACCGAATGCTGCAGGTGACAGATATTTTGGACAGGATTTGTTTAGAGATTTTTGTTATTTAATGGACAGACTTGGTTTGTCTTTCAAAGATATAATAAAACACATACCCTTTAGAGCAGAGGGTGGGGCAGTTTCTCAGGGTACAGGGGCAACTCTTAATATCACTTTGGGTTTTGGTTATGCTAAGTTTTCTGTACAAACAGTTCTCAGTTATGGTGCCACTCCTCCATCAACTCAGGATGAAGATATAGAAGCCATAAGAGTTGCTTGGACTGCACAAACTGATATGGCGCTTCCTTCTTATACCGCCGGTGGTGCTATAAACTATGTTAAGGTTGCGTATACAGAGCTTGATGGTACAACAAGAGCAAGAGCCAAAAAGGCTGGTAGTTATGCTTATGAACAATCCCCTTCTTATGCGTTTACTGTTGACACAACTCCACCGACTGATTATGAACTTTGTATTAAGACGTTCACTGAAGCTGCAGGAACGTTTACGTTTTCAGAGTATCTCCCTTTTCTAAAAGCTACTCATCAAGCAGGGAATTTGATGCCGGTTAGAAATTTATTGGTATCTAATTGGACAGAAAGAGCTAATACAAAGAATGTAACTTTATATAGTATTATTTGGTCTCCTTCTTTGGGTTTATTTTGTGCAGTAGGGATAAACGATGGTGTAGATGCTTACATAGTTACATCTCCGGATGGGATAGTCTGGACAGAAAGAGCACCTGCAGTAGCAAAAAACATAGCCTTAAGAGGAGTTTGTTGGTCTCCTGACCTGAATTTGTTTTGTGCTGTAGGAGTTGCAGACGGGGTAGATGGCTATCTATTGACTTCCCCTGATGGAACAACTTGGACAGAAAGAAATAATCCACAAAATAGAACTTTATATGCTATTACTTGGTCTGAAGAATTAACTTTATTTTGTGCAGTAGGGATAAACGATGGTGTAGATGCTTACATAGTTACATCTCCGGATGGGACAACTTGGACAGATAGAGCTAATGCACAAAATAAAGCTTTAAGAGGAATATGCTGGTCCCCTGATTTAACCTTATTTTGTGCGGTAGGTCTTTTTGATGGTGTAGATGCTTACATAGTTACATCTCCGGATGGGACAACTTGGACAGATAGAGCTAATCCCAAGAGCTTTCCTTTATTCGGAGTTTGTTGGTCTCCTGACCTGGCTTTATTCTGCGCTGTTGGAGGGGCAGATGGAACTGATGGCTATCTATTGACTTCCCCTGATGGAACAACTTGGACAGAAAGAAATAATTCTAGAAATCTAGATTTAAATAGTGTCTTTTGGTCTCCTGATTTAAAGGTATTTTGCGCTGTGGGAGAAACTAATGGCACATACGCATATATTTTGACTTCTCCTGATGGAATACACTGGACTGAAAGAGTGAACCCTAAAGCGTTTGATTTATTTGGAGCTTGTTGGTCTCCAAAATTAAGTCTTTTTTGTGCAATTGGAGCAGTAGATGGATCAGATGCTTATATGGTTACAAGTTTATTAACATGATAGAACTTTATAAAAAGAAATTTGAAGATGATAATTGGATTAGAACTAGCGATCCAAGGTTGATAAGAAAATGGTTATCTGGTTCGGAGTTGTTAAAAATATTTGATGGTGAAGTAATAAAGAAAAACGGTTTTATGTATTCACCAGCTGTGACCATGGACGGCAGAAGATAAGATTGATATTAAATATTATATAAGGAGTGAAAATAAATGAAATGGGACAGATTTATATACAAATTGCCGGGTGGATTGTTGGTGTTGTCGGGGTTATTATTACTTTGTGCGGGATCCTTATTAGTTATATATTCAAAAGACATGTCACAGAAAATGATCGTTGCCAAAAAGAAAACCGCTCCGATCATATTAGAATACATAAAAGAATAGATAATCTCTACAAGAGGGAGGTAACTTGATATGGGTGATTTGACAAATAACTTTTCTAAAATAGAATATACTTGTAAGTGTGGTTGTAATACATATATAGACGCGCAACATGTAGCGAATGAAGATCAACATCTTCGGAATTATATCTCAGAGCAAGAGGGCCGGGATGTTAGGTTAATAATCCATTCCGGAATACGTTGTAATATGCATAACAAAGCTGTTGGCGGTGTTGATGGCTCTCATCACTTGCCATATCAATATGAAATAAAACAAGGCGCTTCTGATAAGCACGCACACGGAATGAGTAATTGGAAATTCAGACGCTATGAAAAGAAAGCTCATAAATTAGGTATTACCAAAGGCGGTACCGGTTTATATAGATGGGGCGCTCATAATGATTGTGGACGTAAAAGAAAATGGGGAGGATTTTGGAAGACATGACAAAGAAACCAGAGAAAACAAAACTTGATAAAGTAAAATCATTCTTCACATCAAAAGTAGTTTGGAGCCGGATAATGATGACACTGGCACTTGTCGGTTTGATAGCGTTCGTTCTCCTTTCAGATAATTCCTGCGATATGAAGAATATGACATGTGATTCAAAATCAAAATTAAGTGTGGATATCAAAAAATGAGATTTAATCACTATTCTCATCCACTCATAGGCTACACGTGGTGGCCCACACGGCACTTTAGCAAGTAAAGGTCACATACACGATAATCAATATAAACCAGTACCGCACGTCAGCCTGATGGTGCTGTAAGCCATTCTAATAATACCACGAAGTACAACCTACAAGAAACCTGCTCTCCCTGGCAGGTTTTCTTTATTTCCTAACAAATAAAAGAATAATTGTTGACAAATAGTTTCCCTTTTTATATATTGTTATTATAAGAAGTTAAATAAAATTTAAAAAGGGAGAACACCATGAGACTAAAAACAAACGACATCGAAGCAACCACCATTGACGGAGCCGCAAAAGAAATTGAAGAGAATCACATGGATTTTGTAAATCAGTATATGCAAGAAAATAACATTGCAATTGGCGACGCTCTTGAAGCGATTGCAACTCACATTGTAATGGATGATACCGATTGTGTGGTTGATTCTGAAAATGAGAAATATGAAATTGAAATAGCGGTTGATACAGACGAAGGTCCAGCATTTTGTGATTATCTAAACGCTCAGGGACACACTGCCAAAATCGGAACATCTACCGGCAACTATATCAACAAAATGTGGACCAATGCCGACATTGAAGCAAACAAAATAATGAGAGAATTATGGTCTGAATACTGTAGCGCATAATAAGCCTTTTTAAATTTAACATTCTGCCCGGTCCGCACGACGGGTATTTTTAAAAACAATAATGGAGTGTCATCATTTGATAAAAAAAATAGATAGGAATCTCTACAGGATGAGTAGTAAAGATCTGAGAAATTCAAAGCCCGGCGACTTTGACAACAACTCAACATTATATATTTATGTTAATAAATCGAGAAACGCAAAATATATAATAAATTTAAGAAAAGAAGAATATCGAAATTTTTCTTTAAAATCAAGTGTATTAGATGCTGAAACATCTAAGCATTTAACAACTCCCGGTAGCGGAAAAGGATTTCGGCCTTATTACATTGATGATTTTTTGAGCAGATAAAACAATATATTCAAAGCAATCAAAATAATTAAATAATAATTAAGGAGAAGAAACAATATGTCAAAAAGTAAAACGGTAAAGTTAAGAAGTATTACAATTAAAAATGTTCCACCTGAGGTTTACGATAAATGGGCTAAGGTGAAGAGTCTAATCAAAGACAAGGTATATGTGAATGCTGTTATTCCGTACGTCCTTGAAGAAGTATGTGATCTGTTTATCAAGAATCCAGATATAAAAAAATACATGAAATAAGGAGGTCGGAATGGTTTCAAAGCAGGAAATAATAAAAGTGATGTTAGAATTAAATCAGCATACTCTCTGTCTAAGTTGCGAAGTTGGGGTTGACGGAGAAGATGAGTTAATCTGCCCCCGCAGTATGGTGCCGATCCCAGGAGAGAAAGGATATTGTCCAATCATTTATGAAATGCTTAATGAAGCAGGACTTGAACGATGCATGTTTTGTATCTGCATTGATACAGAGAGGTGTGATAATGTCTTCTGGCCTTCGTGTGATGTGCATACCTGCGGGGAATACAAAAAACTTGAGGAGTTAGGGGAGAAGCAGGGGGAATTGATAATATGAGTAAATTAAAACATACGCCGGGTCCGTGGGATTTTATGTATAGTAGTAGATTCAAAGTAAATGTTTATTCTGAGTCTACCCATGCAACTGTTTGTAATCTAAAGAAAACCGATAGAGATGTAACCGACGCCCGCCTAATAGCCGCGGCTCCTGAAATGATTGAGGCTTTGATTGAACTATGGATTGCAATGGATCTATACCTATCAAATGAATCTTCTAGTTCGGATAAAGAATTTCCGTTAACAAAAACCATTATCGAAAAAGCAACCGGCCAAAAAATAGAGGAGCTAATATGAAATGTCAAAGCTGCGATCTGAGAGATTTTACAATCGTATTAGTAATCCCTGAATATAAAAACGGCAAATTATCCCGCAAGAAAATATTTGTATGTGATGAATGCGCTGTTGAATTTGCGGAAGAAATAGAACCAATATTAAATAAAATGTTTTGAGGGAATTATGAATAAAAAAGAAATGGCAGAAAAGGCAAAGATTAAAATTGATGATATCGAAGAGGTAAAAGCTGAATTCTTTGATGAAGGTGCAATACTAGTATCCCCTTTCTACCTTTATCGAATAAACAACAAAGGCCGGTTTTATGCAAAGGTTGAAACGATAGAAGAAGAGAAAGAGATTACAACTAAAATTAGTTTGGCTGCTGGACATACAACCGTAATTCAAAATTGTTCACCAACCCCGCATGAGCTTATGGAATGGAAAATCAGACTTGGTGACAAAGCAAAAGTTTTTTCCGGGGGGGCTGCTGACTATGGTTCTTTCGGTCACTACATGATTAGCGAATTAATCAAGGGAGAGAAATTGATTTTTGACTCCTTATGGATTGAATCAAAGATGGAAAAGTATATGAATAAAACCGGGAAAGATTTTGACCGTTGCATGGAGTACGTGAAGCAGGAAAAAAGAAACATGCTGAAGGACTTATATTGTTTTATCAAATGGTATCAGGATTTCAAAGTTAAACCGATTGTTTGTGAATATCCTATCTTTGTTGAATTCGAAGAACCGGAACAGCGGGGAAGTTTTTATGTAGGGAAATATTCTGCAATACTTGATTTTGTTTGTGAACTTACTCTCCCGGCCATTAAGTCCGGAAAGAACAAAAGAGAAGAGGAAACAATCAAGGCGATCGTTGATTGGAAGTTCAGACATTCGCATGCATTTTATGAAGGGGAAAAAGTTCAACTGCATGCACAGCACGAAGCCTGGAAGTGGTTACACCCGGACATTGAGATTGATAGACAATACAACTGGAGTCCAAACGATTTCAGGCTAAGTTCAAAAGATCCTAAGTACTACGATTTCAAGGACCAGACCGTCAAAGAAAATAGCCAGGTTAGTATTCCGGATTTATGGGAATCATATTTAATGCAATTCCATACCCGGAAAGATTATTTTAACGGTATGCAAGAGAAGCATGATTTCAAATTTGTATCAATAGGTTTGGAAGATGAACTGGATGATATCATTGAGTCAATCGATGTCTTTGAAGAGATATCACAGACCGGTGACTTTTAAATAAAAGGTGGGTATTATGGATGCAAAAATTAGTTGTCTGCATTATGGGGGCACAATGGTTGGATAGAGTGTGAGAGCCGTGCACCGATGGGCATGATTAGAGATTCTGCTTGTATTGATTGTAATAGATATATTGCGATGTATGACGAAGATCCTATAGGTAAGAAGATCATAGAAGTAAAAAAACAAAATAGGGGGGTAAACATGAAGGGTTCATGGTCAGGATACAGAATCAGAGTTGAAAGCGGTGGCAAGATATTTGAATTAAAAACCAAGTCCGGTGTTAGAGGGTTGGATGTTCCAGTACATGTCATTGAGTTAAATGGTGTATGGAGTGCCGTCACAGAAAATGGTAATAGCTTAGAAATAATAAAAGTTTCTCATGTGCTTTATGAAGAAAAAACAAATAGGAGGAATCCGTGATACAACTAAACAAAAAAGATTTACAATTACTTGCTGGAAGAATGTCCTTAGAACAGGACGAGTTGAAAGATGAGATTCTGGAGTATGACAATGCTCCGGATGAAATGCTTTCAGAATTTGTTTCTTTAGGCCGTCTGCGGGTGTGGGCGTGTGAACAATTGGAGGTAATCCATGAGTAGAATAATACAAGATAATCAGGATTATTTATCCGTTATCGGTCATGTCAAGTGCGGTATAAAAATAAAGAGGAACGGGAAAGAATACCCTTCCAGCCTGGACCATTTTATTGCAACCGGGGATTATGCGAACAAATTTAAAACGGCTTTCCCCGAAAAGACAAATTGTATTGAAATCGTTTTCCTTGATGATTACGAAGCGTATTCTTGCAATCAAAGATTTGAACTCCGGAAGGGTAAAAATTGGTATGCTAAAGGAGACGGTAAAAAATTTGAGGTCTATAATGAGAAGACTGGAAACTTTGACAAAATAATTAAGGAGACCAAAGAGCAGGGCCAAATATTCATGAGTGAAATTGAGAAACTAACCGGGGAGAAGTTCGAAGCAAAGTTGACTATACGTTTTGCAATAATGAAAATTCGTGATATCCTGGGAGTGTGGGAACTCAATACCGGGGGTGAAAAAACTTCTGTCAATGGTGTTGTCAATGCGTATGATCTTGTAAAGAAAAACGCAGGGGGCAGGGTAAAGGGTTTTACGTTTGATTTGAGGGTAAAGAAGGTTGTGTCTGACAAATACAATACAAAAAGAAGTTACCCTATTATTGAGTTAATTCCTCATGCCAGTACAGAACATTTGGATCTTGTTCGAAATTGTATTGAACAGAATGTTAAACTTCCTTTGATGCTGGAACCGGAAAAGATAGATAACATACAGCTGGACCCAACCGGAAACAGTATTCTTTATGTAATACCAGATGAAAAATCAAAAGATGATTTTGCGAAAAATAACATAGACCCCGGATCTAATTGTACTGATGCAGAGATTGTTGAGGATGTCCCTGTTGAGCCGGAGCCGGGAAAAACCACCCAGGGTGGAAATATGGTAAAAGTAAAAATATTTCTGGATACAGTGTTTAGTCCGGTTGATATGATTCAGGCATCAAAGGAAATTGAAGCACTCGAGTTGTCTCCTGAAGAGAAAGCAATTGCAAACAAGATGAAGAATGATAAATTAAAATCAATTAGAGGTAAACAGTGATAGTAGATAAAGATTTTCCAGGGTTAATTGATAAAGTTGGATATTATGAGTTCATCGGAGACATCGTATGCGATGGTAATATAATAATAAATATTCCACTATATGTAAAAGGGGGGATTAAGGCCGGTAAATGGATTAAGGCCGGTAAATGGATTGAGGCCTGTGAAGGGATTAAGGCCGGTAAATGGATTGAGGCCGGTAAAGGGATTAAGGCCGGTGAATGGATTAAGGCCGGTGAATGGATTAAGGCCGGTGAATGGATTATGGCCGGTGAAGGGATTGAGGCCGGTAAAGGGATTGAGGCCGGTAAAGGGATTGAGGCCGGTAAATGGATTGTATTTTTCGGAGTAAAAACGCAAAATATAAAAATAATTAACGCTCTCAGATGGACTATATGGATAATAGATACTCATATCAAAATAGGGTGTGAGTTCTATAGTGTTGATGATTGGGATGGTTTTGATAATGACAGAATATCAAAAATGGATCCAAGTGCTTTATCGTTCTGGGAAGATAATAAAAAATGGATTATGACTCTAGCAAGAAATGAGTAGCACTCTCCCGGTATTGTTACGTATCGTATCTAACGCCGGGAGTTAAAATAAAACAGGAGAAAGCAATGAGAAAAATAATATGGAAATATGAAATAGGAGATCCAGATGGTTACGGGTTAGAAATGCCGAAAGGAGCTGAAATATTAACTGTTCAAATACAAAACGACAAGCCTTATATCTGGGCGCTTGTAGATGAGAATAGCCCTATAGAAGAAAGAAATTTTATAGTTTTAGGAACTGGACATAGTTTTATGCTTTCTAAAAATAGTGTTTATATCGGTACGTTTCAAGAGGCTGGTGGTAGATTGGTATGGCATTTGTTTGAAGTTAAATAATAAAACTGGAGAATAACTATGAAATATAAAGATGGAACCGAACCGGCTTACCCTGAAGAATATAAATCGTTCAATGACCATGGTGTAGAGATCATGAATTATATACCTGGACTAACACGACGAGACTACGCTTGCATAAAACTAAAAGTCCCAAAGACAGACAAGGCCTGGCTCAATGAAATCATCCTGGAATCTAAAAGAGATGAGTTAGCGGGCCAGGCTATGGCGGCAATAATAATAGGAAACGATGCAAGCGAAGATGTCACCGGCGAATATGGTTCATACGGAACGTCTGAAGATTCCTACATGATAGCAGATTCGATACTAGAAGCAAAGGGCAAATAATGAAGATAGAAACATGTTCATATTGCGGCTCACCTATAGAATTAAAAGACAGTAGTATTATCTATAATGGTAAAAGCTATGGTATGGTTTATATTTGTACAAGATATCCAGATTGTGAGGCTTATGTCGGTACCCATAAAGACACCGATGTCCCTCTTGGAACTCTGGCTGATAACGAATTGAGATCCTGGAGGAAAAAGGCCCATAGTGTTTTTGATTCTCTTTGGAGGTCTGGACGTATCACAAGGAAAGCAGCTTATACAAAACTACAAATAGCAATGGGTATGAAAAAGAAAGAGGCTCATATTGCTAAAATGAATATCGAACAATGCAAGGATGTTATTAAGTATTTTTCTAATATTGTTGTTGACAAATAAGTAAACTATGTGATATGTTATATGAATTCAGAACAGATGAAGTCTCTCTCCTCCACCGACATCACCTGTTTTTGAAGCCTAAAAAAGGCGATCTAATTGTTAGGTGGAGCTTCCATTTTCGGATGGGAGATAACAATTTAGGTCGCCTTTTTTTGTCCAAATATAAAAATAAATGGAAGTTAATATGAGCTTAAGTAAAGAAAATCATTATGTCATAATAGAAGATTGTATATGCTGTGATAAATTCGATACATGTAAAAATCTCACTATATATAATTCATGCGAAGCATGGCTTGAAAATAAAATTAAAATTGATTGCGAAAGTATGCATGAAATTGGTGTCACAGATAAAGATATAAACGAATTTGAGAAAGATATATTAAAAAATAAAATAATTAGATAACGGAAGGTTTATATGTCAGACAGCAAGAAGTATTATTATCTAAAACTAAAGGAAAACTTCTTTGAGCAGGACAATATTAAAATACTTGAGAGCATGGAAAACGGTTATATATATTCAAATATCATAATGAAATTATTCCTGAAGTCATTAAAGTTTGAAGGTAAACTTATGATGACAGAAAGAATCCCCTATAGTCCGGAAAAAGTAAGCATCTTATCAAAAGTAATAAATCATAATAGCGATAACGTAAAACAAGCAATTAAAATAGGTGTTGAGCTTGATATTATTACAATATTCGATTCTGGTGAGATGTTTATGAGTGATATCCAGAACTATATCGGTAAGTCAAGCAGTGAAGCTGACAGGAAACGTCAATACAGAAGTATGTTAGAAAGTGGTAATATCTTAGGTGATGGACAAATGTCCGACAAATATCCACCAGAGATAGAGTTAGAGAAAGAGATAGAAATAGAGAAAGAGCCAGAGAAAGAAAAGCCTTCTCCTCGAGACAAAGAAATCAATTCAGAAATGAAAGATATATATATAATCTGGATAAGATCCAACCTTACTAAACATTCTTCTAAAGTATTAAGTAATAAAATAAAAACTAAGCATTACAAACAGATCAAAGATTACGGAAAAGATGAAGTTATAAAAGCTGTCAAGAATTACGCAATAGTATTACAACAAGATAAATATTACTGGAATCATAAATATACATTTTGGGATTTTATAGGCAGAGGGTTGGAGAATTTCCTTGATGAGAGTGATCCTTTATCAAATTATTTAAAATCAGAATCAAAATTGAAGTTAGTTAATAATGATAGTTTTGATCCTTCGTCACAGTACGAAGATCTTACAAAATACAAAAATAAACAGGAGGTGTGAATTGAATAATATAAAAATTATTTCTGTGGTTGAATTTAATGATCATGAAGCATATGTTATCAACAGGAAGCCTAAATACATATATCAAAAAGAAAATATAAAAGGGGAACTTCTACTTCATGCTGTAGATGGTGGGTTTGTCCATTGTTATAAATATGAAAAACCGATGGGAAGTTCTATTGCTTTTGCCGGTCGCAAGTTTAATTTGCCTTTGATTGATGGCGGCGTGGAAAAGTGCTACGGTCAATGGTGGGACGGTGGACAAAGCACCCTTATGGATGCAATGGGAACAAAGATGTGCCCTGTAACATTAGGAACAATAGAAGAGCTAAAACGGTGTTATGTTTACTATGGGTCGTGGATGGAAAAAGAGGCTCTTATTAAAATGAGAGATGAATATACAGGCCAGGTATATAAGTACTGGGAGTATGAAAAAATAATTAAATACGATGATATGAGAAAGGATTCCTGGGGAAGAGAAAGTAAACTTAGAAGAGATAAAAAAAATTTAATCAAAGAAGTCAAAATAAAACATGAAAAGATTAAAGAATTACAATTAGTAGTAAATATTTAATCATAATAATAAATCTGTATAGGAGTTGAAATGAATAAAATAAAACATTTAACGATAGTTTCTAATGATTGGGGTGTTGCTATAAGTGTCGGTCATGGTGGAGTAGTAGAAATACGTGATAATACAAGAGAAGGGGACGACTGTTACGATCCTGTTTATGAGGTATACGGTGAAGATAATAAGTTGATGAGGGAAATTATAAACTGCCCTGTCGATATCATATATTATTAAAATAATAAATCTATATAGGAGTTGAAATGAGAGAAATTAAATTCCGCGCTTATATTTTCGATGGTGAAGATAAGAAAACTGGATGGATGACATACAATGTTTACCCGATGTTAGGGAAGGAATTTTATATAGACGGTGATATCTGTGACGGTGATATCTGTGACATAGACGAATGTGTGATTTTAATGCAATTTACCGGACTAACCGACAAGAACGGGAAAGAAATTTTTGAAGGTGACATCTTGAAGTTTGATAAAGATGAATGGGGCGGTGATGATAATATATTTGCTGTGACATGGGATGAGTGCCGAGGTGAGTGGGATACTGGTGGTGGTACAAATACAGAATGTAAAAAATTTAAAACTGTCATCGGAAATATCCATCAAGACAAAGAATTGTTAAAGGACTAATAATATGAAATGTTATAATGAACCGTGTATTTGTTTCGATGAGGCAATGTGTGATAATTGCAATAGAGAACGTTTGGAAAATGAATGTCCTAAAATATTAACGGAGCCACTTTTAAAATACGGTGATGAAATAGAAGTTACGGACCGTGACGTTTTTGAATGGGTGAAAAGAACATTCGCTAAAACCGAAGGTGGTTCTTTTTGGTGTTATACAAAACGAGATGGCAAAGACATCCTTCCTCTTAAGGAATGGTTTTATTACCGCCGGCTCTCCCCCTCCCTCACATGGGAAGACAGAGACAAGCTACGTGATAAGTGGGTGAGAAGCAAATATGGTAGTAAAAGAGAAAAGAGACTTTCTAGTTTTTATGTCACCCCAAATGGAGAACCTTGTGTTGTAGATGTCGGAAATTTTGAAGAGTTGATTAAAAACTGGGAATATTTAGACGGTACACCAATATAATAAATATGGTTTTATGATATAATAAAAAACAGGGGATAGTAAATGTTTGTCGATTACCTAAAAGAACGATCTTTAATCTCAACATTTTTAAATACAGATAGATACAGTTATCTGATAGACGGTCTGAATGAAGATGATTTTTACAATGACGATAATGTTAAATATCTTTCAGCGATCAAGAGGGTCCATGAAAGTGGAGTAAGTTTGGGATTGTTAACAGTCCGGGAAGAACTTCTAAAAAATCATAAAGGTGCAAACTTAGATTTATTTGTCGATGTTGCCAGTGCTCCTTCGAATAGTTCTGAAGCTGATTTCAATTATAAAAAAATAATTGAGTTATCTCAAAAAAGAAAATTGAGAATGCACTTCCTGCAGCAAGCAGAATATTTGGAGAACCCCATTGTCACACCAGAAGACTCCTGTATTGATACAGAAAACATGATAAATGAGATCCAAAATAGAACGGATTCTAAGGGAAAAGTTTACGATGGATGTAATGATATATTCGGTAATAAAGGTGATTTTATCCCAACCGGGTTGCAAGGACTTGATAATATTATCATCGGTGTTGAACGTGGAGATATGATCGTTATCGCTGCAAAACCATCTCAGGGAAAAACTACACTATTACAAAATATATTTAAGAATAATCTTGATCAGATAAATTTATTCTTTTCTCTTGAAATGAAGTATCGACAAATCAAACAGAGGATATTATCTAATGAATCAATGATATCACGTACTGATATTGTAAGTGACGAATTGTCAAAAACAGATAAAGCTATTTTAATACAGACTAATAATGAGCTTAAAGAAAAGTATAAAAATTTAATAATTTATGATAATATTAAAAATATTAAAGGTATTGAAATAGAGTGTAAAAAGCAAAAACTTAAACATGGTAAATTAGGTCTCATAGGTATTGATTATCTTCAGCTGGCTAAAGTTGATGGTATATCAGAAAGGAGACTTCAAATAGATAATATAACAGGCCGAATAAAAGATTTAGCTGGAAAGGTTGATTCCCCTATTATTTTGTTGTCTCAATTTACAAGACTGAAAGATGAAGAAGAGCCGACACTTGGGCACCTTAAGGAGTCAGGAGCAATTGAGTGTGACACTGATGTTGCTGTATTTATTTGGAAAGATAAAGCCGGCAGGGTCTGGTTGATTGTACCAAAGAATCGTCAGGGTGATGTTGGTAAAGTTCGTGTTGAACGAAATTTTAAATATTTTGAATTTCAGGATTATGATGAAGAGATGCCAAGACAGGTGAATCTATGAAAAATAAATTATCATACGATGTGTATATCAAGTCCGGAGTATTTACCTATTCAGAGCAAGACTGGAAAGACAAGCTTGATGAGTTCAAGTTAAACCACGAGGGAAAGAAAGCAAGAGTCTCCCTGGAAATCATAGACGGCCCCGGGTGGCACTCACACAAATGGTATCGCGGGTATCTAATGCCAGACATAGCCCTGTCAATGGGTGAGGGGAATGTTCATTATGTACACATGATGCTGAAGAGAGATTTTCTATATACTGACTGTTGCGGTGTGGAAGAGATACCGAAAAAGTATTGTAAGAAAGGACTATACCCGGTATCAGATTATAATTTATTAAATTTGAATAGCACCGATTATCCTTACTCAATGATTAAAGGGATTATAATCTCATATAACGAAGAAGGTGGAGTTGAAGGATATATACCAAGCACATCAGACCTATCATACGAAGACATGAAAGAATATATTCTGAAATGTGAGAATAGATTGTTTATCGATTTGTCAGGGCATATTCAAGAAAAGCATTCTAAGGTTGGAGTATATCATCGGAGGAAAGCATTTGAAGAATCAAAGAATAAATAATCAAGGAGAACAGTTATGATGGGAGACGCTTGTTTGTGTATCGATGTAGATAATGACGGCGGTTACGTACTGGAAGAAAGTGTCGTCATAGCGCGGATAGACCATGTTTGCGGGGAATGCCATTGTCAAATAAATGTAGGCGACAAATATGAATCGGCATCAATTGTGTATGATGGAAATATCGAGACTCACAAAACCTGCATAACGTGTTTGAATATGAGAAATGATTTGTTTAGTTGTGGGTGGTACTACGGCGAAATATGGGAAGACCTCCGTCAGCATTTTGATGAAGTGCTGGCGTGTGATGATGAGTATGATGGTGACGACTGGAAATGGTTAAAAGGGTGAGGAGCCAGAGCGTTGCGGATAAGGCGCGTGGGTTGTCGATTAAATGAATATAGGGGGAGAAAGTGGAAATTATAAAAGATCCAGTATTAGAAACATATGGTATAAACTATCTGCCAAGATTCACTGATGGATTTGAAAAAATTATAGAGTTAGCAAGGGAGAAAATCTCTCCGTTTTCTAAAGAATCAGTATCAAGCTATACAGTTTATTTTATAGTTAAAGGTGAAGAGGCGGAGGGTGGATTTGATTGTTGCGATAACGAAAAATGTATCAAGGAAACAAAATTAGATATTAGGAATGTATACGGTAAAGGCACCCATGTTGAGGATGTTTTGTATCCAAATGATGGCGATCATGAAAGCATTGAGAGATGTTGCCAATGTGGGACACCATTAAACGAGTTTCTAACATGGTGCGAAAAGGAGTTAGATTTTCTTGAGGATAACAAGTGGAATGAAAAATTCATAAAAGATGAGGGATTTTTAATTAGTGGGATTTTAGTAAGTAGCCCAACTCTTGACTTCGATATATCAGAATACGCTAAACATCAGGGTGGTGAAATTTTGAAAGATGCATTAATAGATCGAGAAGAATTTTTTCAACGCATTGTAAAACTGGCACAATATATAATAGAAAAAATATGAATAACTTACACACAAGGAGTTGATCGCGAAGATTTGCTGGATGTGCATGAATTCAAAAAGTTTTTTAATGGGGAGGTTGTCATATGAATGAAAGACATTTTAATAAAGAATTAATTAAGAGCCTTAATCATCAATCATTCTGGGCCTATAAAATACCGGACGTTCCCAGGTCACCAGCTGCATGTAATACTTGTGATAATAACGCATTCCGTTTCATCCCTTCAAAGCCGTTTGATGTAATTGGATTTTTCAATCATGACAATCAAGGTTATCCGTTCGCTATTGAATGTAAGCAGATGAAAGAATATAAAGCATTTTCAAAAAATTATTTCGGTTCTCAGAAGGAACGAAAAGAACTTGATTTTAGTGAGTGGAACCAGGTGAAGAACTTAAATAAGTTTCAAGACTTTGGGAGGTCTTTTGTATTTCTCAATATCAGAGTGACCAATCCCGGGAATAGATTGAACAGGCTTTTAATATTCGAGTGGAAAGATTTATTAGAATACTGGCAGCAGGGAAGTATTAAAAAAGTGGACCTTGTGGAGTTTGACTATATTGAAGGTCGAAAGGGTTTGTACAGTCTTGAAAAATTTATTCAAATCTTAACTGGGGGAAAGTATGATAAGAATAATCAAGAAAATAATGGAACTGTTTCATTTTAATCCGGATGAGGAGTTGAAGAAAAATAATTATGATAGGATGATTGGCCGGTATGAGTAAAATTGAATGGTGTGATTTAACATGGAATCCCGTATGGGGATGCGAAAATAATTGTCCTTATTGTTACGCTCGGAAAATGGCGAAACGGTTCGCATTTGGAATTGTAGAAAAAGAATATGACTATTTAAATATAATCGGTAAAGTTAATGGGTATGACGGGTATAGTGAGTTAAGTCATAATTTAGTCAATTTTAATCCCGCATGGTTAGAATCAAACTTTCAAAAGAAGTTCCCGAAAAAATCGAAAAGGATATTTATAAACAGTATGTCTGACATTGCCTACTGGAAACCCGAATGGATGGAAAAAGTATTAGAAAAAATAATCCAGTACCCGCAGCATACATTTATATTTTTAACAAAACAACATGAAATATATCGTAATCACATTTTCCGTGAAAACTGTTGGCTAGGCGTAACTGTAAACAATGAATATCAAACATGCATATCATTGGACGAATTGGCGCTTATCGACAACATCACCTTTGTATCTATTGAACCTATTCAAGAAAAAATAAATAAAATATATATCGGTAAAACAGATTGGCTAATTATAGGAGCCGAAACCGGCAACCGTAAAGATAAAATAATTCCGAAACCGGAATGGATTCAAGAATTGGTTGGTATCGATATTCCATTATTCATGAAAGATAATCTAAAACCATATTGGAACGGAAAATTCAGGCAGGAGTTCCCAAAATGACAAAAAGCAAACCAATAAGTTATTCAGTAGATGAAAAAATCAAAAAAGAAATAGATCATTATGCCAAAATTAAAGGACATGGAACCGCATCTATCTTATCAAAGTTTGCTGTAATATCTCATATGAGAAGACACCCGCTTAAGAAAAATGAGTTAATGAAAGAAGATGATAATTAAAAAAATGGATAAATCAATGTCAGATTTTAAAGAAAGTGTTATGTATGAAATCGCTGTTTGTTCTGCAATAGGTCTTGTGTTTGGTTTCATTGCCGGGTATTTACTTATCGGTTGATAACTTCTTAGCACTGGGGAGAATAAAGGCAAGTGGCTATTGAGCCGGGCGGGTTTGCAACTCCTATCCTGCTTTCCCCTGGAATTATACTATGAGCATAATATGAATTACATAGACCTGTTTTCCGGTATCGGCGGCTTTGCCCTGGGTGCATATTGGGCCGGCATGAAATTTGAGAATCATTATTTTTCTGAGGTCGAACCTTACGCAGTAGAATTATATCAAAAAAGGTTTCCAAGTGCAATACCCCTGGGAGACATTACGAAAATAGATACAGGAGATTTAAAGGAATCCGTAGGTAATTGTATAATAACGGGAGGATTCCCTTGCCAGGATATTTCGATAGCAGGAAAAGGAGAGGGATTACATGGAGAAAGGTCAGGTCTTTGGTTTGAGTATTGGAGACTTATTAGGGACTTATTGCCACGATACGCAATCATTGAAAACGTCGGCGCCCTTGCTGGTTGGTTCGACTGCGAGAGACGACCATCGCCGCCTGAAAATCCAAATGACGGCGACAGATGGGAAGTGGAAAGTGAGCAGTACCAAGGTAGTGCGGCAGTCATTAGTAGTCTTGCCGAAATCGGTTATTCTTGTGAACAACAGGATATACGAGCAGAGGACCTGGGTGCACCGCACAAAAGGGAAAGGATCTGGATTGTGGCTTACCCCGAGCGTGGAAGATGCGGGACGGAAGGGAAGCGCAGAAGCGTGGGACAAATACGAAAAGAACGGGATAACAACGAATGCGAGGTTGAGAAATCAGATACAGAAATACCCAACCCCAACAACCGACCAGAGAAATGTGAAATACAAGCAAGGCGGGAGCTCTTTACAAACAAGAGTAAAAGAGATGGATACCTTTCCGACTCCTCACGCGAATTGTCACACGGGCGCCGGGAAGAGGGGCGAAGGCGGGGAGAATTTACAGACGGCTGTGAAATTCCCAACGCCGACAATAAACGGGAATTACAACCGGAAGGGATGCAGCAAGAAGAGCGGGGACGGGCTTGCAACATTTGTAACCAAAGAAGAGACGCAAAGTTTGATAGAGACAAGCCATATCTTAAATGTCCAGAATGTGGACTCCGATGTTATGAAATTCCCAACACCGACAGTAATGGACGCAGCGGGATTTTGCGGGAAGCCAGACAAGGGGAGAACGGGCCCGAACTCAGGGAGAACATTAACGGGGAAAGTGCTGGAATTGGACGGGAAGGGGCCCCACGCAAAAGGAAAAGCAATGGAGAACTTCCCAACACCATCAGCCAGCATGATGACAATTCAGGATATGGAGCAAGCGAGATTTGCGGGGAACGATCCGAAACGTCCGAAATATCGGGACGCATTCCCAACACCGACGGCGAACAGGCGCAGTGGATTACAGAGTCACGGGGTCAATGTAATAAGTGGCCAGCTGAACCCGCAGTGGGTCGATTGGCTTATGGGCTATCCGGTAGGGTGGACAGACTTAAAGGACTCGGAAATGCAATTGTCCCTCAAATAGCGGAAATACTTTTTAATCAGATAAAGGTATATTTATAATATTATGAGCAGAAAACAACTTGAAATAGACGAAACCAGGGAACGGGTATATCACCGGGACGGACATAAATGCCAATACCCCGGCTGTGATGTTGCGGGATATATGAACCTTCAGTTAGCACATAAAATCAGGCAGGGCCAAGAGAACTCAATTATGGTCCACTGGAAAAAAGAATTTAAGAGATTCATATCTAAAAAAGATGCTAATGAAATACTCCATAATGATTTGAATCTTGTGTCAATGTGTTCTGTTCATAATAGCAGTGTCGATATAACTTTTAATCCTGAAGAGAGAAGAAAATTACTGAAAAAAATATATAAAAATATCGAATAATTGTTGACAAATAGTTTTCCTTTTGTATAGTGTATATAGATTAGAATTCAAAACGGGGGTTCGTATGGTAGTATCAAAAAAGAAAAAGAAAATTTCTTCACCTGAGGATGTAAAAAATATAATGGTTGCAATCCTGAATTGCGAAGATGAAATTGAACGGGATAAAGAGCACTTCTGGACAATCGGGTTAAACACTAAGAATGTTATAAAATATATTGATTTAATATCACTCGGTACAGCCACAGAATCAATAGTACATCCAAGGGAAACATTCAGACGTGCAATTATTGGTGGTGTTAGTTCTGTTATGATTATACATAACCATCCTTCGGGAGAAATCACACCAAGCAAAGATGATATTAAAACGACAAATAGGTTAGTTGAAGCCGGTAAGATTATAGGGATTGGGTTGATGGATCATATAATTATAACACAAGATGGTGATTTTATTTCTTTCAAGGAAGATGGATATATTTAGATTTATAATATGGCGGGGAAATGGAATTATAAATAATGGAAAAATTAACAAAACTTCAAGAAGCAAAATTAAGTTATGAAGAACATGGCGTTGATTGTCATGAAGATTACATCCGGGAGCTTGAAAAAGTTTCTGCAATGTGGGATGAGTTTAAAGAGTTAGTTAGAAATAAATTTACGACCAGTGGGTGTCTTGATATGTTGGTAAAAGATATTGAGGATAATCATGTTTGAAGTAATGAGTAAAAAAATATAAATAATGGAAGGTGTGGAATGAACGATAGATTTTTAAAAGATGCTTTAAAGAATCTGCTTCATCTGACTTGTTTAACATACTGGAGTGATAAAAAAACATGTAATACTGAATATGAATCAAATAAGTGTCGAGAGTATTTTGGCGCTGGTCATCCCTGCGATCATATTCATTTCTGTCAAAAATCAACCATAATAGAAAAAGCAGTTGAGTCTCTATAATGGAGAAATCAAGAATTATAGAAATGGTTTACTCTGAGATCAATCGCGCTGAATTATTACATCCTGTATTTGCAGAAAACATTTTTAAAGCGATTGCAGTTATTATGGAGGAGCTTGGAGAGTTATCACAAGCATCACTTGATTATACTGATAACGGCGGTGATTTTCTTGATGTAATTACTGAAGGAACTCATGTTGCTGCAACGGCTCTACGATTTTTATTTAATGTGTCCAGGTATAAGGAGAATGTTTGATGTTAAAAAATGAAGAGAAGGAGATAAATATGGACTTTCAAGGATTCCCAAAAATATCAAGACTTTCAAGAGATTGTGTTATTACTGAAAAGATTGACGGTACAAACTCTCAAATTCTTATTGGAGAAGATGGAGAGTTTTTTATTGGTAGTAGAAAAAGATGGATTACTCCTAAAGATGATAACTTTGGATTTGCAAGATGGGCTTATGAAAATAAAGAAGAGTTGTTAAAGCTTGGACCGGGACAACATTTTGGTGAATGGTGGGGTCAAGGTATTCAAAGGCGTTATGACTTAACGGAAAAAAGATTCTCTCTTTTTAATACTTCCAGGTGGGGGATAGAACGTCCGGCATGTTGTCATGTTGTACCTATTATTTATGAAGGTATTTTTTCAACTATTGAAGCTGAATATTCAATAGAAACACTTAAAAATTTTGGGAGTAAGGCTTCTCCTGGGTTTATGAATCCCGAAGGCATTGTCATTTTTCATACGGCTGCAAATAGCATGTTTAAGAAAACAGTAAAAAATGATGAAAAACATAAGGGAGAGTTACAGACAAAATAATTTTATATCTAAAAGTTAACACAGACTAATAAAAGATGTTATATATAAATAATTTATTCTTGACAACTTCTAAAAATACAGGTAATTTCTAATCATGAATTGTATAGCTTGTGGGTCTCCAATAGTAAAGAAAGTATTCATCGGTGGAAAAGAAATCCCTTTTTGTTCACTTCGCTGTAATAATAGATACCCACGACCTGTCCCTTGTTATCCTAAACATGCATCAAACCTTTATGTAAAGGTGGTCCGGTGATATGACAGAAAATAACTATAAAGTTCCTCTTGAAAATTTCGAAAAAGCACACTACAATCCAAGAATAATAACTCCTGAAAACTTCCAAAGATTGAAAGATTCTATAAAAAATCATACTAAAAATATGATAGACTGGGAAGAGTCAGACGGTCTCCGTTTGGTTGAGCCTATCATTATAAATAAATTAAATAATAGATTGATTGCCGGGCACCAAAGAACCAGCGCTCTGTTGGATTTAAATCAAGACTGGATTCATTCAGATGATGTCCGGTTTATTTTCGTAGAGGATGAGCTTGAAGAAAGGGGCTTAAGTGTTAAGTTAAATTCTGAAGACTTGAAGGGTGATTTTGATGAAGAGTTGCTCCGGGATATAATTTATGAATTTCAGGAAATAGATTATGATCTCGATGAAATATCAGATAGTACTGGGCTTGATGTCGATTATATAAGTGAGGTTCTTGATGCTGGTATTGAGCCTGACGATAAAGATAATGAAGTTCCAGAGATACCAGAGGAGCCACAGACTGAATCGGGTGATGTTTATTTGTTGAACGGGCATCGGGTAATGTGCGGTGATAGTACTGACGGGGAGCAGGTTGGAAATCTGATGGATGGGAAAAAGGCGGATATGGTTTTTACTGACCCGCCATACAATGTTAATTATGAAAGCAGAAGCTTTAAAACAAAAGTAAAAAATGATAACATCAATGACTTCATTAATTTCTTGAAAAAAATATATGATAATATAGATTTATATACAAAAACAGAATCATACATATATATATGTCATGCTTTATTAGTAATGGAATTTGATGTCGTGTTGGAAAATTATAAGAATTGGAGTATAAATAATAAAATTATCTGGGTTAAAGACATACCAACGTATTCAATGGCAAAATACAAATGGCAATATGAACCTATATTGTTTGTTACGAAAGGAAGTCCTGAGTGGTTTGGAGATAAAACACAAACCAATGTCTGGAAGGTTAGGTCTATTCAATCTGCTGGAAGTGAAGATGATAACGGTAATAAATGGTTTGAGGGTGGTTCTGAAGGATTAACATTACACCCAACCCAAAAACCTGTTGAATTGATTACAAAGGCTTTGCTAAATAGCTGTAAAAAAGAATGTTTAGTAACCGACTTTTTCCTCGGTTCCGGTTCAACTCTTATAGCCTGTGAAAAAACAAACCGTATTTGTTATGGTCTTGAACTTGATGAATATTGCTGCGATGTCATAGTACAAAGATACATAGATTACACAGGAACAACAGACAACTGCTTCCGTATTAGAAACAATAAAAAAACACCTTTAAAAGATATATGGAGTAAATAATGGAAATACCCTGGGATGATATAAGAAAAGACTATTTTGCAGGAGCAGAGCCAAGAGAGCTTGCCGAGAAATATAAAGTCAATTTTAATACTCTATACGGTAGGATATCTAAAAAAGATTGGAATAAGCGGCGAAAAGAAATAAAACAGGAAGCAGATAAAAGAATAGTTCAGAAAAGTGCTAACAGTGATGCAATTGCAATACAGAAGATGAAGGATAAAGAGAGAAAGAATACTGACCTTCTTGAGACGGCTGTTGTAAAAAAGATATTGATTACCAGGAAGAATGCAGACACAGGAAATGAGGAGACTATTATAAATCCTACTCTCTCTCCCCAGGGCTTGGCTGCTCTATCAGTAGCGTTAAAGAGAATACAGGAAATCAAATACAGGAGCTATGGAATACCGCTTGATTTTAAAATACATCATGCAGTTAGTTCCCCGGTATTAAGAGAGCAGATAACCAAAGCTTTCGAGGTTATATCTGATGAGGACCTGGACCATGCGTTGAAGCAAGCCGGACTTGATGGAGTTCATTGATGGGAAAAATGTTCAAATTGCGGAGAGAAATTACAAAAGAAAAATGGAAGAGTATAGATGGGTACGATAATTATATCGTAAGTACAAAAGGACGTGTAAGGAGCTTGGGAACAGGAATAATATTAAAACATCAAAAATCGAAGCGTGGTGGATTGTACCCATTTATAAATTTATATAAAAATGGAAAAAGAAAAAACAAGAGGGTCCACACTTTAGTAGCTGACGCGTTTCTGGGAAAAAGACAAAAAGGATATGTTGCACATCATAAAGATCATGATAGACAAAATCCAGAACTAAGTAATTTAGAATATGTTACACATGCAGAAAACAGGGTTCTATGATTCAGAAATCCTCTATATTAGAACTATCAAAGATGGGCTTTTTATATCCTTACTTCTTCAAAGCAATCACCATCCATAAGACACACAAGAACCAAAGAATTGAAATACCACCTGGCTCGTTCCTCGAAGATATCTACAAAGATAAAGCAAGACACCTTTATATCATGAAATCCACCCAGACCGGGATAAGTGAATACCTTGTTATCAGAACGTTTGTAAGAGCCGAGAACGGCAAATCTATCCTGTATGTACTACCAACCTATGAAATAAAGAATCAGTTCGTTAAGGAGCGTATAGACAGGACAACTTCTTATTCTCTTTATTATCGGTCAATAATGGGGGCAGCTGAGAATAAGTTTGCAGAGTCGATGTCATTGAAGCAATACGGGTCCGGGACCATTGCCTTTGTCGGCTCCAATACTGCCAACGCTTTCATATCTTTTCCTGCTGATGATATCATTATTGATGAATATGATAATTGTAATCAAGAGAATATCGAAATGGCTGAAGAACGTCAATCAGCCTCCAAAGATAAGACAACAGTGTATGTTGCTAATCCATCAATTACCGGCCGGGGGATAGATTTAAGGATTGATGAGTCAGATGACAAGCACTGGCATCTTAAGCATGATGCTTGCGGTCATTGGTTTATCCCTGATTATTTTGAGGATGTAGTTAGAGAGATTGATGATCAGCTGTATGTTATAAAAGATAAAGATTATACTGAAAATTCAAAGAGAGATATTTATCCATTATGCCCAAACCCAAAGTGCGGGAAGAAGTATGATCGGTATTCTTCCGGGCGATGGGTTAATAAAAAGAAATCAGATATATCTGGGTATAGAGTAAGCAAGATGTTTTCTACATATACAACTGTTAAGGAGCTTGTTAATAGGCATGCCCGGGGAATGACTGACGATGTTGTAATGCAGCGGTTTCATAATGGAGATCTTGGTTTACCTTATCAAGCAAAAGGCGCCAAGATATATGATTATATGCTTGATGATTGTTGCAGTGATTATATCATGCCAGATTATTTGAAAACCAATAGATGCATTATGGGTGTTGATGTTGGTAAAGTATTAAATGTTATTATTGGAGAGATACAGGATACTGGTATTATTAAGATTGTATATATCGGTACGGTATTTGAGCTTGAAGATTTGACGGAACTCAGAAAAAGATATCGTGTGGTTGCTGGTGTAATTGATGGTCTTCCGGAGACACGATTGTCAAAGAAATTCTGTCGTTCATTCAAGGGTGGTTTCCGGTGGTTCCGGCATGGTGAGAAGACCGACAAGATAAATGTTGAAGAGAAAATTATATCTGCATTTAGGACAGGGATGCTCGACGCTGTTAAAGAAAATATATTGACTCATTCAATCATATTGCCTCAAAATGCAAAAGCAATACCGGACTTCTATAAACAAATGACTGCGGCCACCAGGCTGTACAATGAGAAGAAAGATATTTATGAGTGGGATGAGGGAAGCAAAGCGGATCACTATATGTTCTCAATGGCTTTCATGATATTGGCTAAGAGATTTATTTCAATGACTGGAGGATGATTGTTGAATTGTAATAAATGCGGAGCGTGCTGTAAGGCTTTAATATTGCCAGTGGATATCGAATATATTAAAGCCGGAAAGCATGATTATAAATGTGGCTGTGATATGTGTTTTGCAAGTAGAAACTTTATCCCAATATCCGAAGAGTATGCTTTAAGTATTAATCCTTATCTGAAAACGTGGGAAGACCAGAAGAGTAGATTTTATTATATGTGTAAAATGCATGATGATATAACAAACAGGTGTATTGTTCATAGTATAAGACCAGGTTTATGTAGTAGGTTTCCATTTTACGAGAAGGGTTATTTTATCGGATTATATTCTTCTGATTGTGGATACAAGAAAGGATTAAAAAAGGCGGTGTAATAAGGTGAAAAAACAAGATATGACAGAGCAGGAATTAAAAGTTATCATCGAAGAGAATTTAAGAGGTTGGGGGTATGTTATGTGTGCCATAACTCAAACGTCCCAAGTCTGTATAATATTTGATAGGCCCCAGTATCATCAAACTATTATACGGCAGAGAATACAAAACACTATGAGAGTAATCGAAGATGTTAAGCCGGGTGGTGTTTCTATTCATTACGGTGTAAAATTTTAACTGGAGGATAGTATGGATAAAGATATGAAAAATGAGTCGTTTGTTTTAATTTTAGGGTTAGCCTTACTAATTTCCCTTTTTTGTTTTCTTCTTATGTTTATGACTATGCTTGCGTTGACGAACTGTTCTTCTGTATCTGTTAAGGATGTCAAGAATCAGTACATCAATATGAGACGACAGGAAGATTTAAACCAGAAGTTTAAGAACCTTAAGACCGGTGGTGTTGTAACAGTCACAAATATAATATATGACTCCCACCAGGTTAATGATATTCGATATGATATTACTTATATTTTTGTTGATGAGTCTGGTGATGTTATTAAGGTTCCTTATATCAGCTTTCATTATAATTATAAAAAGGTTCGGAGAATAAGATGAAAATAGTAATACCAATAAAACCAGCACTTGAACCGCACGATACAAAAGATGAGCATTTCATACTTTTGAAACCATTTACTGTATGTGCAGACGGAATGGTAATAACGGTTCCCAAGGGTTTTGTGTCAGACGGTGCCAGCATCCCCTTGGTGTATCGTGGTGAGCTTCCAGCATGGGGTGCCGGCCATAGTGAGGCTGCAATTGTTCATGATTATTTATATTCCGACAAGTCAGAAGGTGTTGAAAATTTAAAGAGTATCGACCGGGGGAAGGCTGATAAGATATTTTATGCAATCATGAAGCATAGGAGATGTCACTGGTGGAAGGCCCGGATGATGTATACAGCTGTCAGGTTGTTTGGGTTTACCAGGTGGAGGAAATAATTATTAAACGAGGGTAACAATATGGAAGGTTTTAAATTTAGTTTGGGTTCAACGGTACAAGATAAAATTACAGGATTCACAGGTATAATCAGGACAAGAACTGAACACTTAACAGGGTGTAAAAACTACATGGTGCAAAACTTAGAATTAGACAGTAATGGAAACCCAAAAGAATGGGTGTGGCTTGATGAAATACAAATTGTTTTAATTAAAAAAGATAAAGTTTTGCTGACAACTAAATAAAGGATAATCAATGAAAGATTTATATAAAATATTGGAAGTAGAAAGAAACGCAACATCAGAGCAGATTAAGAAAGCTTATTATATTCTTGCAACGGTCTATCATCCTGATAAGAATAATGGTAAACACTCTCCGGAGTTTATTGATATCAACCTGGCACATACAATTTTAAGTGATGAAGAAAAAAGAAAGAAGTATGATGATACTGGGGAATACTCTGAGATAGAATTTGATATCCATACAATGGCAATGAGTAATTTGGCAAGTATGTTCTTTGGAGTTATTGGTGACCCTGCTTTCAATCCTGATACACATAATGTTTTTCTTATCATGGAAAATTCTATTAGCAAAGAGCTTGAGAAAGCTAATGATAAAATAAATAAAATTGAATCATTCATTTGTAAAATGAATGATGTAAAAAGGAATATAATTGGTGATGGTTTGTTGTTTGATGAAATGATAGAATCAAATATCAGGGATAATAGTAATGAGGTTTCCAGGATAGACGAAGATATAAAAGTGATTAAGGAAGCATTAAATATTTTGAAAGAATATAAATATAGAATCAACGAGGTTCCTGTTCAGGTAAATATCAATAATATGTTTGGTGGTAGGTTTGGTCTCGGGACCGAACCTACCGGAGGTCTTTAAGTGAGAAAAGTTAATTATATAGAGGTTTGGGTTACAGCCAGCGGTGAAGAGATCCCGCTGGAGGATATGACAGATGTTCACTTAGGAAATGCATTGCGTAAGTTGGATGTTAAGGAGAAGGACATTAACTTTATATCTTTATGCAGGGAAGCAAGGCGAAGAAAATTAAAGTGGAAACACCAAAGATAAAAAATACTTGTAATAATTAAATAGTTTAATATATTATGTGTAAATAAAATCAAGGTGATGATATGGGAATATTTGATTTACTCAAGTCGAAAAAGAAATTACCTCCAGCAGTAGATACCAAGTCTACCGAATTCCGAACAGCAGTAACCAGCGAAGCCAAGAAAAGTGTTGATGCCTACAGGAGAGAAGTTGAAATCAACACAGCATATTCAGATGAACACTTTATAAATCCTATGGACCCAGGTAAGCAGCAACCCAGGGGTGTTCAAATATACCTCCCTACACAGACACAGGGTATTGCCGGCCGGTCAAAAGATGGGAAATATATATCAAGCAGAACAGAATATCCTTTCTTTAAGTTATCAGTTTATCAAAGAAATGAGATATTCAAAACTAGTTCCCCTGTGTTTGGAATTGTATCATCCAGGATGAATAGAATATCAGCACTTGATTTTAATGTTGTTCCAATCCGTGATATTGAGGACCGGGAAGCGGACCGCATGAAGTCAATGAA